TCACAGCCACTTGGACACCAACCAGCTCATACAATGCAGCTGGGACTAAGACAAATTCATGGAGTACTACTGCTACTTGTACTCAAGAGCTAAATAAAGTAACCGCTCTCAATATTACTTCAAGTACTGGAACTAGTTACCCATCAGGTGATATTCCAGCATCTGGTGGTACTAAAACCCCAGTTCTTGGAGCTAAACTATCATATACATATTCATCTGGTTCAGTTCAATCAACTGGGTTAACCGGATATTCAGCATCAAGAACTTATTCAATGCCTACTACTTCTGGATTTAGTTTAAATTCATCAACCGGAGTAGTTACTGGTGCAGATAGGACTACAGTAGTTGGGTCAAGACGTAGTGCTACTATTACTTGTAAAGCAACCATTAGTTATACTAACCCTTCCACTGTTGGTGGGGGGACTGTATCGGATTCAATAACTGATACCTTAACTGTATACCAACAAGCTAATGATGTTTCATATAGTGATATATCCGTACCTAATTTTTCATATCCATCAGGTGATATACCATATCAAGGAGGTTCCAAAAGCCCCACACTTAGCTATTCACAAACTGCTTCATATACTTCTGGCCATACAAAGACTATAACAACTGGGGCCAGTTTAACATACGCAGTAACTGGTACTGGGTTTAGTATAAATTCATCAACTGGAGTAGTTACTGCATCAGCTAATACTGGTGCTAGGAGGACTGCTACTGTTAGTGTGACTATACATCTAAATAATAAAATCAGATCCCAGACTATTAGAGTATATCAGGCAGCTTGGGTTAAACCTACTATAACTTTTACTATAAGTTATAATGGTAGCACTGGTAGTGTAAATGCTTCACAAGCAGTAAAAGATGGACTTGAAATCATGATATCTATTCATGATGGTAGGGGTAATGGATATGATACTACTTATATCATGCAAGAGGGTCAAATTGGGATAAGTTTTTCTGGTAGTTTTCCTATAGCAGAACTATATCAAGTAAATACGAGTTTCTCACCCTATGAAACTTCTAATGCCAAATACATTTGGTAACTTTATTAAAAAACCATTAAAAACTTTTAGCTATGACCAAAGAAAATTTAGTTCAGGTAATCGTTGGTATGTTTTTAACTGTACTGTTCAGTGTAACTCTCCCCATGGGCTGGGCTTCATTTATACCCGCTGTTATAGCCGGTATCATCTGGGGTGGTATTAAACAAACCTCAGGTAAAAAATACCCAGACAAAGATGGGGAATTGGAAGCTCCAAAATTCTGGAAAGACTTTGTTCCAGTAATTGCTGGATGTTTAGTAGTATATTTATTAGTAGTAATTATTTAAAGTACTCTAGATATGCCAATTTTTAGGGATATAAATGATTTTCAACTAACTACTCCTACTGGGGAAGAAAGTATTCAAATTTCTGCAACCCAGAGGGTTAAGTTAAAAGATATAATAGCTTTGGTTGACCTTTCTACTATCAAGGAAGCCATAGCTAATATAATTGAAGATCAGGAAAGACAGGATGAAGAGATAACTTCCAATACCAATTCTATAAATTCCCATTCACAGACTTTAACTAACTTAAATAACAACAAGAAAAATAAAGTTGTATTTAAAACTGTAACAGCTGTTAGTGAGATACGTGGTGGGGAAGCAATAGAATATACTGGATCGGGAGATGTAAGTTGTAATGTATTATCCAGTACATTTACTAGTATAGATAACATAGCTTGGTTAATAGTATCTGGAAATGTTAATGTAACTTTCTCAGGTACAGATGCTATCTATATGGTAACTAATATATCAGAGTTACCAAAAGGTGGTAAGTGGGTATACAGATTGACTAAAACTATGCAATCTGACAAATCTCAGATATACATAGATGCTATGGCTTATATACCAATAAATGGTACATATGAAATCTTGTTATCTGCTAGTAAAGGTATGAGTCCTTCTAATGCTCTTGGAGCTGGTGTTGATACTGCTAATATAACTGCTGAATTAATTACTGGGGATGTTTCTTCTGGTATAAAACCAGAACTCAGTTTATCAGGTGATGGTTTTACTCTGAATGAAGAAGCATTAACTGTAACTACTACCAGTAGGGGAACCACTATTGGTGATGTAAGAACAGCAGTATTAACAGCTACTTATGACAATACTGATCCTAAGAGTATCACTTTATATCAGGAAGCTAACCGTATTAAATCATATGATGGAGAGATAACTATATCTAAAGCCCCAACATATGCCAATATAAGTGGGGCTGGTGGTATGAGTGAACCAAAAGGTCTAGCTTATACACAGGAGGTAACTTATACTTCTGGGGCTAAGGGACCAGTTAATAACCCAGGTAGTGTATCATATGCTATTGTAACCCCAGTAAGTGGTTTCAGTATTGATTCAGTAACTGGTAGAGTAACTGCCTCAGAAAACCCCTCTTATACTTCAACTCGTAGTGTTAAAGTTAGAGTTACTATAACTAGTGGTAGTATAACTGCTACTAGTGAAGTAGAGGTAATACAATCTGCCAGTGAAAAGTCATCCATAATGTTAACAGTATACTATGATCAGGGTACTAAACAGACTAGATTCCAATCTAGTAGGGTGTTACCAGAAACTCTTATGGTAAGATGTACATTCTATAATACCCATTCATCTGGTGGGTCTACTGGAGAAGGTAATGATGGTTTGGAATATAGTTTCCCTGCTGGTACTGATGAATTAGTGGTAAATGATGGTCCTGTATTTACTTGGGATAATCTTACTGGTAGAGTAAAAATCCTTCAAGTAAATGATCAGTATAGTTCACCACTGGAGACTTCCAAAGCTACTTATGAATGGGATGGATGGTTTGAATAATTAAAATATCATAACTATGGCAAGAAGAGTCAATATAAACTTACCAAATCCTGGTAATCTTGATTTTCAGATAAAACTTGAGGGTGATTGGGTAAAAGTAAGTCAATATATTGACTCTTTAGCCCCATCTATTCAAAGAGGTTATGATATTGCTACAAGTAGGTTTGCTAAAAGTTTACTTGTTATAGTTAAAAGATCTATAGTTTCCGGTACCCCTCCGAAAGGTGGTGGGGTTACTTGGGAACCATTATCTCCAGCTACTATCCATAGGTATGGGGATCACCCAATTTATTACCTAACTGGTCTATACCATAGATCAGTTGGGTTTTTTAAGTATAAATCAAGAACTTTTATTGGTTTACCAATAAATAGAAAAAGATCATCTAATGGAGGATTAACCCTAAACCAGTTAGCTATCATATTAGAGTATGGTACTGGTGGTAGGGGAGGTGGTAAAATTGGAGGAACAATACCACCCCGTCCCTTATGGGGGCCATCCCTTAAATCAATTGGTGGTAAAGAAAAACTAAAAAGCCAAATAATAACCGAGCTAAGAAGACAATTATCAAAATATGGCATAAAACCAAATCAAGTAAAATGGTAAACTCACAGGAAATAATTGAAAGATCTCTCTATTCAGCTATTCTTGGAGTAGCCATAGATCTTGGATATACAGTAAATCCAGATGACTTTCTACCTGTATCACAAGAAAATTCTAATAGGTTCAAAGATACCATTAAGAATCTAGATCCCTATATAGCAATATTTGGTACTGGTAACAATCAGTCTAAAGGGCAAAAAATTACCCCCAGGATAGTTGTAAATGCCCGTGGGTTTTATCCTGGAGCAATTGGTTTACCAAGACAGCTAATAGAAAAAGAAGAAGGTATAGGGTATACTGCTACAGAAATACCTTATGAAACCATTGATCAGTATATAGATGTTCACCTAGTAGCAAATACTCAAGAACATATGAGATTGCTACATCAGGTACTGTTCAATTCTATACCACAAAGAGGTTACATTAAACCATACAATGAACCAAAATTTTTATTTTCTGGTAATATATTTTTGGAATTAGTTAACTTCTTTGATATTCCTAATTTGGACCTTGGTATTTTGGAAAAGGTATATCAGTTTCAAGTATTTGATACTATTACTTTTGATAAGCCAGCTGAAGGTGATCTTATACCCATTACTGATATTACTTTGCTATTGGAAGGACCAAATTCTTCTGAACAAATAAATATTTCAAAACCTTAAAAATATTTTTAAGTATATGCCAACAACTCCTAATGTACAGTTCCAGTTTGAGAACAAAAATGTACAAAATGCTACCCCATTACTTGGGGTATCTCATGTTATAGCACGTACCGTTAAAGGGCCTTTTAATAGCCCAGATGAAGTTATCAATTCTTACCCAGCTTTTCAGGAAATTTATGGTGAAGAAATAGTTCCTGATGGTTCTATTTCCAATATCAAGAAAGCATTCGAACTGGGTTCAAAGTTAAGAATTTCCAGAGTAGAGGGTGGGGAAGGTGCTGAAAAGGGTACCGCTAAGTCATACACACCAGGTGGTGAACCAGTTATTGGTGGGTCAGCCCAAACCATTAAGTTTACTCTTATAGACCCATCTAATAAATCAAATACCATTGCTATGGTAGTTTCTATACAAACAAAAGAACCAGGTAGTCCAGTGTTGGATAATACTGGGTATGGATTGGATAGAAACTTCTACTTGATGTTAACTACTGGTACTGGTCCTACTAACAGAGTAACCTTGACTCAGTTTAAGAACTTTAGTGGGGCTGATTCCACTGAGATCTCTAATGGTGACATCATTGCTTCAAATCTCCTATTCTCTGGTGCAAAATACTCAGCTGAAGGTCCTAATGGTCAAGCTTTCGTAGAAGCACAAGTTTTACAGGATTTTGTAAATAATACCCCCAACATTGAGCTGAAGTTTGAATCAGCTACTTCAACTGACGAAGCTTTAGCTACTCGTATTAAAACCATAGATGATGTAATTACCACTTTCCGTAATTACTCTAACTGGTTCGGTACTGTAACAGTGGGTGAAACTCTATTGGCTAGTAATCCAGTATATATGATCATCAATGAGGGTACCGATGGTGGGGATTCTACTAAAGAAACTTGGTTAAAAGCATATCAGGCTTTGGCTGACTACAATGATGCTTACCAGTTAATCTGTTCACATGTACACCAACACTTACCTAGTGATTACATGGAAGTATTGGCTGACGTTGGTAAAGATGTAATAAGTAAGTTTGAAACTTGCTTATATGTGGAAGTACCTAAGTATGATTCTAGTGGTAATATACAGAACCCAGATAATGTAGTTAAAGCACTAGAGTCACTTATTGGTACTGTTGGCCATGCTAAGAATATCATCTACTTTGCTGGTGGTATTAAGTATTATGATAGCACTGGTGCTTTACAAAATTGTGATGTTCTTGGTACTGCTATTGGTTTGGGGGATGCTGCTGCTTCTACCAGTGGTCCCTATGTATCATTTGCTGGTATGAATCGTGGAGTAGTAAATGATGCACTGGGTCCAGTTATGGAAAACCTGGGTGCACCTTCCAAAAAAGATACTCTACAAAAATTAGCAGATTGGTACTGTAACTTATTTGTAATCAAAGATACACCCAATCAGGGTAAGAGAACCATGTTATGGCATAACTTTACTTCTAATCCACTCTCGGATTCAGAAAAGTTCCTTGCCATTGTAAGATTGAATCTTTATCTTAAAAAGAATTTGAGACCAATCTTAGAAAAGTATCTGGAAGAACCAAATAACTGGAATACTTGGAAAAAGATATTCTATGAAGGTAAGGAAATTCTGGATGACCTTATCAATGTGGCAATCACTGAATATACCTGGAATGGTGATCAGTATGCTAATTCTTATGCTGATCTTCAGATGAATAATGAAGCCGATGTAAGACAAGGTAAATACAAATTACAAATTGTATACAAGGACATAGTTCCTATGCAAGAAGTAACCGTAAACATTGTTATAGATCAGGCTTCCCATAGTGTAGATATGGAAACTGCAGTGCAAAACCTCTAAAGTATAATAAGATATGGCAGCAAAAGTAAAGAATCCCAGAAAAAAGTTTTTATGGGAAATATTATTTATAAAACACCCAGTAAACGCATACTTATTTCAAAGTGTAACCCTTCCTGAAATAAGTATTGAACAAGTATCTCATGGAGACATTAACCGGGATGTTAAAACTGGTGGTAGAGTATCTGTTGGTAACTTAACTGCCAGAAAATTGGAAACCACTTCTGGTTCTGATACATGGATGTGGGACTGGATCATGTCAGTACAGGATTTGTTACTTGGTGGTGGTTTAGTACCAAATCAGTATTGGGAAACCTGTACTGTAAATGAATTAGCAGAAGATGGGGTATCAATACTTAACAGCTGGGTATGTACCGAAGTATGGCCATGTAAGATAAATGGTCAAGAGCTTGATAGAATGAGTTCTGACAATACTCTGGAAGAAATAGAGTTCTCAGTTGGTACTTGCGAAAAGCTTTAATACTATTTAAAAGGGAGAGCTCAGTAATGAACTCTCCCTTTATTGTTTTATCAATCAAATAACTCAACAACTCAACACTATGGACAATTTTTTAGAAGGTAGAAAATTAGAGTTCACGGTACCATCTGGGTATAAGTATACTATACGTGAACAAAATGGAGCTGATGATGATATATTATCAAATCCAGTTGAAGCAGCAACTCTTAAAAACATTTCAAGATTTATTGCTGCTATTGTAATAAATACTGATTATACTCAAAATGGTAAATTAACAGTAGATCAAGCACATCAGTTACCAGTACTTGATAAATACTGCATATTGTTTAACTCACGTAAGTTCTCTATGGGGGATGAAGTTGAGTTTGAACACAAGTGGGATGATCAACCAGAACCTACTCTATACAGTCAATCAGTTGATGACTTCCTGTTTGACTATGCAGATGAACCAACTGAAGAACTGTTACTGTCAAAGCCAGATGCTATACCATATTATCCACTTGGTAAGAAAGTGAAGGATATTACTTTTACTACTACTTCTGGTAAGAACATGAAATTTGATCTACTTACTGGAGAAGGTGAGTCTTACATTGCTAATTTACCAGATTCTCAGAGAACCAAGAATCAGGAACTGATAGCCCGTAATTTGCAAATGGAAGTGGATGGTAAGTGGGATAGAGTAACAAATTTCCGTATGTTCTCAACAAGAGATATGATGGAGATAAGAAGAGAGATATATGGTTCTGATCCAGATTTTAATGGTGTAACTGATATAGAACATCCAACAAACCCATCAATAAAGACCCAGATTAATTTATTAGCTATTAAGGGTTTTTTCTATCCGGGGGAGATGTAGATGAAGATTTTATATATTTACACGGAGCAAAGATCCGGATAGATTACATGACTCTAGTTTATCTCCCTATCAGACACCGTCTCAAGTTACTTGGGGCGGCTTCTGAGTATTATAAATCTTTGGAATCTAAAAATTTTAAATAACATGGCATATACAAGTAGTAGCCCAACTGGTGGGCAACTTGAAATTGGTATAGCCCTAGTACTCAAAGATAGGTTTTCAAACCAAGCTAGAGAAGCTTCATCAAGTATACGTAAGCTTCATCAAGATGCTAAAATGGCGGTAACTGCTAATCTACAAGCAGCTCAAGGTATAGCTGATTCTGTTGGATCAAGAGCTAGGGTGGTAGCTTCAGGTATAACAGAAGCTATTATGCAGGGGGCTACTTTTGTAGATACCATGACAACTGTAAAAGCAATTACCCAAGCTACTGATGCTCAAATGGCAGACTTAGCTAGTACTGCCCAGAGTTTAGGTATGAAAACTATGTTTGATTCTAGGGAAATTGCTTCTGGTATGCAGTATTTGGCTATGGCTGGTAATACTGCAGAAGAAATTAAACAGATGATAGAGGGTGCTGCTTATGTGGCTGGTGCTACTAACATGGCTCTCGGTGGGAAAGGAGGTACTGCAGACTTAATTACCAATGTAATGTCTACCTTCCAGGTAGAAGCTTCTGGGGCAGCTCAAGTTGGTGACCAGTTAGCAAAAGCAGCCCTATCATCAAACATGTCAATGATAGACTTGGCAGAAGCTATAAAGTATGCTGGGGTTGACATGGTAAACCTGAAAAGAACATTACCAGAAGTTGCAGCATTAGCTGGAGTACTTGGTAATGCTGGTATACAGGGTTCTATGGCTGGTACCGCTATGTCTAATATGGCTAGGTACCTAAACAAATCATTAGTTCAACCATCTTATAAAGGTGGTAAAGCTTTAAAAACCCTTGGCTTATCAATAAAAGATTTTACTGATTCAAATGGTGATCTGGTAGATTTATCAACAGCTATCAGTAAGATAGTAACTGGTATGCAGGGTCTTACCTCCATGGAAGTCAGCCAAGTATTTAATGATATATTTGGTGTACGTGGTAATAGAGCAGCTGCAGCATTAGCCAGAAGTTTACCAGAATACAATGAATTACTGGATAAAATTCTGTACCAGTCAGCTGGTTATTCCAAATCAATCGTGGAACAGAGAATGGCAACCATAGCTGGTGGTATAGATAAAATGAAATCAGCTCTTGAAAACTTACACACTACTTTCACTACTGCTATTGAACCAGTAATAGTTCCAATATTTAACCAGATAGCTAAGGTATTTGATTTTGTACGTAAGGTATTTGCTGTACCAGTATTAGGAACAATATTATCATCAGTGGTTACCATTGGTACTATGGCTACTATAGCAACTGCTGGTATTATAAAATTGGGTACTTTCTGGTTAAAGTTAACTGGTGACTCCCAGGTATCAGCTAGAAATATGTTTACTTTACTCACAGCTGGTTGGAGAAGAGCAAAGATTGAAGCCCAAACTTACATGGCTATGGAGAAAGCTATCATAGCACAAAGAAAGATGGGTATGGGTGCTTCTATACCAAATATTGCTGAAGCTACAGTTGGTGGTGGGTATTTGTATAATGGCAAATATGTTGCCAAGCAAAGATCAGATGGTAGATGGATAGCTAATACTGGTAAGGGTGCTACTGGTTGGACCTTAGTAAGAGGTAAAGATGTAGTAGCTCAAACTGCAGGTAGCATGACATCTACAATAATGTCAACAGCTGGTAAGAGAGCAGCTGCCGGAGCAGCAGCGGGGGCAGCTAGAGTAGCCATAGGCAGAGGATTACTTGGCTTTGGTGCTAGATTAGTTGGGTTACTGGGTGGACCTATAGGTATAGGTATAACTGCACTAAGCATCATTGGTCCCATGATATATGATGCAGTAAAGGGTAACAGGGATTCTACTGATGCTAATACTGAAGCAACTAACAATCTTAATACTCAATACAAAAATTTGGTAGAAGCTGATAGTAGGAATAAGTATCCAGGGGAAGACAAGATACTTATTCAAATGTACAATGCTATGCAGTACTGGGCTGAACAGATTAAGAATATAAAACCCACTGCAGTAATTAACCTCAATGTTGATGGCAAACAAAAAATGCAGGAAACTGTAGAGGATATGCAAGGAGAAACTAACTTTACATTTGGATTAAAATAATGGCAACTATCATAGGTAAAACGGTTGGTGCAGTAGCCAGCGTGGTATCTGGATTGGAACAGGGGAGAATATTCACTTCTCCCCTTAATAAAATCTGGAGAGCCAAGATACTTATAAATAGAGCTAGTTCACCAATGCCTAAAGCCCAATCTAAAGAGATGGGTAAAGTAAATGATCTACTTAATCAACACTACGCTAGGGAAGACTCATATTCTACTGCTCAGAGAAATTCTCCATGGGTAGTAGGCAGAAAACAAGTATTATCTGGTACAGATAAAGATTCAGTAGTAACTGGTAATGATCTTACTAGTTCTAATAGGGAAATGTTGGCTAATAGAGTAAATGCTCTACGTACCATAGATAATCAAATACAGATTATAAACAAGTATACTAGTCCACCAACTGTATTAACTATACAGAATAGACCCAATGAATTACAGATAACCCCACAATCATATTGGGTAGCAGTAAAATCCATGGGTAGAAATAACCCATTTATGATGTATACTGGTGGAGAAGATACCATATCATTTGAGGTATCTTGGTATGCAAGTGATCCATATAACAGGAAAGAAGTAATCACTAAATGTAACCTGTTAAAATCATGGACTAAAGCTGATGGATATTTGAGTTCTCCACCAGTACTAAATATACTATGGGGTACTTCTGGCTTATTTGATAATGATGAATTTATCCTTGAATCAGCTCCTTTCATACTGACCCATTTCCAGAATGGTGCAATATTTGCAAGACCTAAGAATTTTGATATTGGTGTTAGAGATCCATTCTGGTATTCCAAATCAGCAGAAAATTTACATTTGTATCCTAACTGTGCTACTCAAACCCTTACATTTAAAAGGGTATCAGCAACAAATCAAAGAAGGGTAGAAATCGTTTCTTGGGAGGATTTGGCAGTTACTAGAGGAATTGAATCTCCACAACCATTAGAAACTCTTAGTATTTAAAAATAATTCACTATGAACCCATATTACGGTGCTTATATAATTGACCTTGGTGATGGTGATAAGATTTTGGAAAAACCAAGGTCTATAAATGTAACCCCTTTACGAACTACTCACACAGTTTTGGAAGGTGAAACCTTACAGAACATAGCTTTCAGATACTATGGAGATTCTGGGTATTGGACTAAGATAGCTGAAGCAAACAACATCTTTTTTCAATATACAGAACTTAAAGATGGAATGGAATTGATAATACCACAGTAATATGCCCGATACTGTTAAGATACCAAAGTCAGATAGTAATCCCACTCTACATAAAGGAAGCGGTACTCCATACTTAGCCATCTTTGATGGTGGTAAAAGTGCTATCATTGATCCTTTAAATAACTTACCCATAGGTGTCTTTGTAACATCCTTCCAATATGACTATGAAGAGGGTAAGGAGGATAGTGGGAGAATCATTATAGAAACTAATAACACTAACTTAATCTCACTAAAGTCATTACAGTATATGATGCCCCTATTTTTACAATGGGGCTGGATATACCCTGACTCCACTTCTAAATCAAGTCCACTCAAAAAAGTATTGATAGTTGGACATGATGTTAACTTTACTCCTTCTGGGGTAAGGATACAAATAGACTTTGCTGACTGCTCAGTATTGCTTAAAAATATGCCACCAGACTTTACAAAACAGGCTAAGGGTTTAGAGCAATACCTTATATCATGCTTAAGAGGTATACCAACCGGTATTACTTTTATAGATTATGATATAACTAAGGAGGTGAGAGATAGAGTAGTTGCTAAAAGGGTTACACCATCTGGGGATGTAGTTGGGAATAACATAAATCCTGATGAATACCAAGAGTATCTGGTGATGTACAAGGATTTTGGTACTGGGCCTGGACAAACAATATACCCATTCTACCAAGGTCAATTTGTTCCCCAAGTATATTATGTATCTCAAACTCCATATATGTCTGACCCCGATCAGGTGGGAGTAAAATTTTTGGAAGCAACCCCAGAGAATGAGAAACTTACCCAGGAATTACCAAATGACTATAAGTTAGTAGATGTAGTACAACATAAAGCTACTAATGTATTACTTGTAGGAACTGCAAAGAACAGATTCCAACAAATTAATCAATTAGCTAACAGATTAAAGAAGGGTCCATATTATATAAACGGTAGTGGTGGAAAACTCAGGGTAGAAAACCAGAAACTTAACAAACCAGTATCAAAGGTATATACTTTTGCTGGTGGTAATGGTGAATTACTTGAGTTTACTGTAAAATCTAAGTTCACTAAATCTTCAGTAGAGATAGGTAAAGCTTCAGATATTGATCCTAATGATAAAAAAGTAAAAACCACTACTACCCAGATAGGTATAGACCAGAATATGGAACAACCAGATATGTATATGCACTGGTGGAGTTCATGGGGTAATCCAGCTAACCCAACTACTGGTTTTGATATGAGATATCCATATTCTAGAAACCCAGAAGATAGGTATTCTAATTACCCAGTATTCAAGGATAATGGAGTTATGACTCCACTCATAGTGGAACAAGCTCAGAAAGCAGCTATACAGGAAATTAGAAACCAAGTACGGGAAGAAGAAGTACGCATAGCTGAACGTGAAGCCATTACTTATGATAGTAAAGAGGATGCTATGATAGCTACCCAAGCTAATCTTCAACTCAGTAAAGAGGAGTATAAGAAGTTCATTGAGTCATTAAAAGAAGGTTATAATAAAAAGCTGGGAGCTAGTAGTGGAGAAGAAATTGCAGAATCAGTGCAATATCAGAGCAATATATCTAACTTCACAGTAACCAGAAAAGTAATAATTAAGAAACAAGTAAACCCTGCTACCTATGATCCTCTAAGAACTACAAATAAAGTAGCTGGTTCTCAGGGTGAAACTTATACTATATATGGTCCGGGGTCTCCAACTGAGCAATGGAAAAGAGGGTATGACTACCTGAGTCATAAACAGGGAGTAACCATTCTTGACAAGGGGTCTAATGATAATGGTGAATTCAACACCATCACCATTGGAGAAGAAGTAGAGTTAGAAATCCCAGTAAATGGGGCTAGAGAGCTAGCTAATGATTATACGGAATATTCCGACTTGTTTATGGGCAATGACATAATGGAAACTGTGCGTAACCAACTTACTGCAAAAGCAATCTTTGTTGGTGACCCATTTCTTGAAAAATCCATGAACCTGGAGATCCAAAATGTATCAGATAAATACTCTGGAGTATGGTATATAAAATCAGTTTCACATAGATTTGATGCCGGTAGTGGGTATCTATGCGACGTAAACTTCATAAAGAAAAATGTGGTAGTATCAAAGAATATTATAAAAGCTAGTACTGCATTACTTGATGCTATGGCTCGGGTAAATAAGGTAGCAAATGATGTTTACGAAAGCACTGGTCAGGATAGGATTTCTATACTATATGACAAGTTGGAAGAATTTGCCAATGAACACCCAGGGTATTCAGTATTGGGTGTATACAATGAAAACAAGGATCAGATAGATGTATATAAATCCGAGACTGACTTTAAGATTATGACTAAAGAAAGTGGTGGTAAGATAGATACCAATAATATTAGTGAAAAGGGAGTCTTAATAGGATCAATTAAATCTTCTAATGATCAGTAATTATGGCCACAATAGGAGAAATAATTCAGAAATATGGAGTAGAATACATTGGTAGATTCTATTCCGTATACAGAGGGGTTGTAACAAACAATAGTGACCCAGATTTTACTGGGCAATTACATATTACTTTACCATCAGTACTAAATGGTGCCGAAGTTATAGCTAAACCCCGTAATCAACTTGGTGGTATGAAGTATGGTAATAAACCCTTTACACCACGAGTTGGTGAGGTAGTTTGGGTTGAGTTCGAAATGGGAAATCCACTTAGACCAGTATGGTCTCCATTTGGTTGGGCTCCAGGTGAAGTTCCAGATGAATTCAAGGATAATAATACCATAGGTATCATTACTCCAAGTGGTAACAAAGTATATCTTAAAGATCAAGATGGGTTACTAAAAGTCATTACTAAAGAGAGAGTGGAGATCGAAGTGGATGGTGGATGTACTGTTCACATAGATAAAGATAAGGTTGAAGTAAATGGTGGTACCAATAAGGAAGTAATGAATATAGAATATTTCAAGACTTTCGTTGATGCAGTCATGCAAGATTTCTCAGTATTGATGTCGGGTCAGAATGTATCAAAATGGATGGCTACTGATTTACCAAAATTACCAGATAAAAAGTTTACACACTAATGGCTAACATAGGTATAACACCAGATCAAGTACTTCAAGCTAAAAATGCTGAATACTTAGCTACCTTAGAACCTCAAGAGGGGGATACTGAGGAAGAGAAAGAAGAGAAAGCAAAACGTAAGGAAGAGTTTCTAAACAAGTTAAAAGATGCAGCTAAAGAAGCTATTCAGGCTATCATAGATAAAATAAATGCCATAATAGATTCTATAGTTGAAACCTGTGAGAAGATAATAGCTTCTGCACAAAGTTGGGCAGCACAAATAGTAGCCATAGCTACCCCAGACCCAACTGCCCCAAAAGCTGGAGCTGCTTCTGCAGTAAGTTTAAAAAATAGTGTAGCTATGGCTAAGTCTAATTTGGCAATAGCAAATGCTCAAATGGCAGAAGTAAATCAATTAGTAGCTATGACTGGATTACCAACTCCAGAAGTGGTAAATACAACTGCTCAATTGATTTCTACTGCTAGTTCTGTATTGAATGCTATACCAGTATAAAAATAAAAGCTATGAACCTTAACCAACTCAACTCCATAGGTATTGGAGCTTTATTTCCTATAAAGCTTGAACAGGTATTAGATGAAAATGGGAAACCAGAAATGGTTACAAAACCAGATGGTAGTCAGGTAGCTAAAGTAAGATGGGGATTAACTTATGGGTCACCAGAATTAATAAAACAAAATTTGATGGCCATATTAAGTTATCAAATAGGTCAAAGAATACGACAAGAATATTTTGGGTGTAGGATATGGGAATGTATAGAAGAACCAAATACTCAAGTGCTAGAATATCTTATAAGAGATTTTATAGCAAGTAGTATAGAGTCATGGGAACCCAGAATAAAGAAACTAGCCGTATCTTCATCTAGGGATTCCCAAAAGGTATATATTACTATAAGATTTATGATTAATAATACCCAAAGGGTAGAAGAACTTAATTTTGAGTATAACACCTTAAATAGTACAATAAATGCCTACTAGTAATCCATGGTTAAACCCATTTCAAAGATCTTTTGAAGATATCAAAAGTCAATTAATCTCTAAGCTAAAAGCTAGAGTTCCAGAAATGACAGACTTCAGTGAAGGTAATATATTTATATTGATTATATCTATATTTGCTGCTATAGCTGAGGTACTCCATTTTTATATAGATAATATGGCAAGAGAAGCTTTTCTACCCACTGCCAGGAGATACTCATCCTTGTATAAACATGCTAAGTTGGTAGATTACCATATAAAAGCTGCTGTACCACCGTCTGTTGATTTAACATTATACAGAAATACTGGTAGTAAGATAGAACAAGATATAGTTATACCAGTAAACACCACCTTTAAATCAAATGATGGTAAAGAGTGGCTTACTTCAAAAACTATAACCTGGGATTCTACTCAAAACCCTTATTCAGTAAAAGTACCAGTAGTACAAAAAACTAAGGTAAGTGATGTATCACTAGGTACAATAACTTCTACCAATGTTATTATATATCTTGGTGATCTGCCAACCGATCAGAAGTATGTAGAAGGTTCAATGACTCTTAATATTGGTGGTATACCTTGGAGATTGGTAGATACATTTGCTTATGCCAATTCAGTAGATAAGGTATTTAAAGTAGAACTGGATACTGCTAACAAACCATACATAGTATTTGGTGATGGTCAATTTGGGATGAGACCTACTATAGGTAAAGAGGTAGTTGGCTCATATTACATAACCTATGGTGAAGAAGCTAACTTACCAGAAAACTCATTTGGTATCTCAGTTCCACAATCTTTAACTTCAATATATTCAGATATATCAGTTTCTAATTTATATCCATGTAGTGGTGGATCAAATTATGAAACCTTTGATATGTTGAAGGATCATATTCCATTATCGGTTAAGACTCTTGGGGTAGCTATTACTAAGGATGATTTTGAAGCTATAGCTAAATTGGTGCCAGGAGTAGATAAAGCTTATGTGGATTATATATGTGGTAAGTTTGTAAACATATATATAACCCCAGATGGTGGTGGAGAAGCTTCTATGGCTCTAATTGATCAGGCATATGATGCTATATCTAAATCAAAAGTGATCACCACTAATATAAGTGTAGACTCTACTCATACTGCTTCTATATACTTAAAAGCTAATATAACTGGTAATAAGTCTTTTAGTAAAAATGATATAAGTGATCAAGTAATAAAAGCTCTAGTTGAAAACTACAGTTACAATACTTCTGACATTAACAAGGTGGTAAGGTTATCAGACTTATATGCTCTTATAGATAATCAGAGTATGGTTGACTATCTTACCATTACCTCTCTATATATACTTGGTTATCCAGTACCACAGGGTTCTCCCACTAGTGCTCCAGAATTAGCTCCGGATTTAAACATTACTTACTTCAATCAAACCAAGTTTGTAACTGGTGATTCAGAAGCTCCAGTGAATAAAAGAACTCTAAAGGTAACCATAACCAAAGAAGGTTATAATATATCTGGGGTAGATGATGTGGATATAAATGTAGATGGTAACTATGGTCAAATGTTATCCATTTCAAACAATAACATAGCATTTGATATTACCATTGGTGAAACTACTACTGGGTTAAAATATAATACAGGTGATTCCTATCTTATCACTTTGCAACCCATGAATGTAGACCTGGTACCATCAGATTTTAATATTCCAATATTTAAGAGTGGTAACATTGAACTGACCATAAATGAAGTCGTTTAAGAATTTCAGGGATTATATTTTTAAAAACCTATTCCCTATATACTACAAAGAACAGGATACCTATAAGGATTCTGATGGTAAGGGAATCCTGGAAAGATTCATAGATGTGTGTTCAGATTATCTGGATATGGAGATTCAACCAGATATCGATAACTTTATGGATTTGATAGATCCAGAAAAAACACCAGAGTTATTTCTAAACTATCTGTGGGAGTACTTTGGATTTATCCCTTATGCCTATGGAGTACTAACAAAGGGGGAACCCTATACTAAGGATAATGTATACCGTTGGTTAAACAGTCCAGAAGGTTTTCCCAAAGCTGATGCCCGTAAAATTTTAAAATATGCCATATCATTATATAAGATACGGTGTACAGAAAAATTTTATACCATTTTGGGTAGATTTTATGGGGTAAATATAAAACTAGAAGAGAGGTTGCCTATAGATTCCCCGGTATCTAAATATTCTTCTCTAGAAGAATTTGAAGAGGGGGATTATGAAGGAGATGCCAATCTAGTTATAGCTCTGTATAATGGAACTGGATCAGTATATGGGGAAAGAAAAGCTGGTTGGCCTTTTGGAGACTGTTGGTCATACGTACTGATGAAAGCTACTATAAGTATACCTAAAGGTATGTATGAATTACTAGAACAACAGGGTAGACTTGATGAAGTAAAGAATGCTTTTATCGAAATACTAAACAGGTATCTACCAATACATGTATCATTCTTTAGTAAGAATGATCCAAACGTTATTTTGGAAAACTATGTTCCCACTCTCTTAATAGATGCTCCAGTATTTGTACCAACTATAACAACTGAAGCTGATATTGATTTACCAGCTACAAGTACACTTTAAAATAACCTAATATGAGGACCCTATTAATATTACCAAACCTAGTGCAGGATAACCCTGCACTTGACAAAGCAGTAAATCAAATAACTAAGTCATCAGTTGAGTTAGCAGAAGCAGCTGCTAACTATGGAGCTTTAAAGATAATCTTCGGTATATTCATGGTATTCATAATCATTATGGTACTAATATTTGTATACCAGATTATATCTCTAGCTAAGAAAGTGGATGTAATCCATGAAGCTGCAGTCAAAACCCAAGATTTTTTTGAGGGTGCTGCTGATAGAACAGTGGGAAAAACTCAAGCTCAAGTAATAATCCGTAGAGGTATGAATAGTTTATCAAATACTGTTAAGTACCGGATATTACGAATCAAGTTAGAAAACCATATAGATGATCATGAAGCTACCAAGGTAAAAATTACCAGATTGGTTAATAATGATTACATAGAATTTAACTCATACTTAAGTAACTTTATCTATGAAGATAGGCAACTATCTGAAGTTATGGATGAACAAGATATAGGTATGATGATTGATTTTATTATGGAACAGATATATATTCCCAAAGAGGAATTCACTGTAGCTAACTTAGATCAATCTACGGATATACTTATAAATGGGATGAAATTAAATTACCTTAGAAACTTATGAGAGACTTAGTAATTATACTGGACCCTGCTCATGGGTCTGACGTACCAGGTAAAAGTTCTCCAGATGGAAAACATAAAGAATATATATGGAGTAGAATGATCTGCAATAAATTGAAAACCCAACTATCATCACTGGGTTTTAGAGTTGAGATTACCAATAAAACTGATAAAGAGATAGGGTTATCAAATAGAAAAAACTTTGCTTCCAATCTAAAACTGGATAATCCCCGTCAAGTAAAATTTTTGGTAAGCCTTCATAATAATGGAGCCGGAGATGGTACAAAATGGGCAAATGCCAGAGGATTTGAGATTTATACCACTCCAGGCCAAACCAGATCTGATTTGTTTGCAGATATAATTTTCAATAACCTAAAAAAGGATTTTCCCACCTATAAAGCTAGAGTAGATTTATCAGATGGGGATAATGACAAAGAATCAAAATTCACAGTTTTGATGGGATCTGGTTATTCTGCAGTATTACTGGAATGGTTATTCCAGGATAACCAAGAAGATGTTGCTTTACTTACCAGTGATATGGTAAATGATAACCTGGTAAACTCTCTGGTTGGTTCATTTATGTACATAGATGACAACTTAGATAAATTAAAATAACGGCCATAGTTGAGTTGGTGTTTGGGGTTAGTTGGTTATGATTCTATCTTACCAGCTAACCCTTTTTAGCGTTTGAATTCGACCTTGGCTTGGTCAAGTACTTCCTTTATATGTTTTCTCATATTAGTTAACATTGTTTGGGATCTTTTATCTCTTGGTAATTCAAAGAAGTCTATGAGATGGAGTATAGATAGTTTACCATGTGATTGAGTAATACGTTCTTTAAAAAATGGTGGTGGATCAAGTTCGGTTCTAAATAAAAGATACTCATCTGGACTGAGCTTATCCATCAAGTACCCATTAAATCTATTAGATAATTCTTCTTTATAATTAGACTCTTCACTATCATCCAACCATTCTTTATTATTATCATATAATACCTCAAAAGAGGTTAATTCCTGGTTAAATTCCGCTTGTGGGGTATAAGCATTACGTAGTAATTTATTTTTGAAGATTTGTAATGAAGTTAGAATAGTAGCTTTTAATCTCTCTTCATCATATTCATCCTGATATTTATTATATACATATAGAAATTTATCCCAAAAATAACTCTGGATTATATCATTACTTACATTAAATCTACGAGCATCTATGTTTCTGGATAAGTTTCTAACTAATGGTTTACATAACTTGTATAACCTTTCAAATTGATCCCTGTTATAATGGGAAAATGGTTTGATTCTATGGATTTCTGATCCTTGTGTACCCCTGTTTACCATGGTTATTAAGTTTTAGTTTCAATGCAAATATAATATAAATTTTTAATACTATTTGAAATTGAGTAAACTTTTTAACACCCTGGGTGATAATTATTTACTTCGAAGAACTATATGTAAATGGTAGTAACTACTAAAAAGTGATATGCATGTCTAGGAAAACAAACAAATTTTCAATTTCAGATAAATTTACATTTTCAATTGATTTTCAATTGGAAGTAATACGTTATTTTATACAGAGTAAGGAGTCATTACTTACTATTGATAAGATTAAACCGGGGTATTTTGCTCTTATAGAACATGCAATTGTTATGGAGAGTTTACGTAAGTTTGTACGTAAATATCACAAGATACCAAGTCAAGCATTATTAGTGGAAACTTGTACTAGCCTATTAAATGGTAGAGAATATGTTGATCTAGTTACTAAAGATGATATCCCAAATATTCACAAACTTATAAAATCATTATATTCTCAACCACTTAAAGACGAGGATATTATCCAAGATAATATTCTTAAATTTACTGCCTATATTGAGATGAAGAATCTAAATGAAACCATGGATTTTTCAAATTTTAACCTATATGAGGATTATCAGAACAAGGTAGCCAATATCATAAGAAATTCCACACCCCAGAAGGATGAAGAACCATTATATATGGTTGGGGGAACCACTAGGAGACAGTTAATGCGTAAGGTAAATCCCAATATTATACCTACCCCATATTGGCAACTAAATAAATTATCAAATGGGAATGGGTATCCACAAAACAGTATATTTGTGATATTGGATAGACCTAAAGCAAAGAAGACTTTTGCTATGATTAATATAGCAAGAGGTTACTTAGCTATGAAGAAAAACGTTCTATATATAGATACTGAAAATGGTAAGAATAATATTATGGAACGTATGGTACAATCAACTCTTAATAAAACCAAGAAAGAGATTTTATCTGGTGAATTTGATAAGTTGGAACAACGCCACATGAGAAAGTATAAAAAATTGGGGGTTGAATTTATCGTTGAAAGAATACCAGCAAAAATAGGAGATGCTAATACCATTAAACATATCATAAAGAAACTTGAAACTGAGAAAGGGATTAAGATAAATGTATTAGTTATTGACTATGCTGCAAAACTTGCTTCAATAGGTAAACATAAGGAAGATACAGAACGAATAGATAATGTTTATATAGATCTTGATAATTTGGGTGCTGAATTAGAATTAGATGCTATATGGACAGCTCAACATATTACACGTGAGGGAGCAAAACATAAAACTACAAGATATGAAGACAATGATATAGCTTCTTCAATATCAATTGTACGTAATGCACAATGTATTTTAGGTTTGAATTCTACTGATGATGAGGAAGAACATGGTATTCAAAGATTGGAAATAGTGGTTCAACGAGATGGGTTACCACATGGTAGATGTCTATTTAATGTAGATGGAGATAGGCAGAGATGGAAGGAATTTACAAAAGAAGCCAGAAATACATATGATGAGACTCAAGGAAAGAAAGTAGACCAGATGATAAAGAAAGAGGGTAAAGCTAAACCAAAAAATCCAATAGCTGACCAATCTAAGGTTGGTCATAATTCTGGAGATATTTAAATATGGCAAGTAAACTAACTAGGGAATTCAAAGGAAAACTGCACCAATACTTCATGAAGAAGATTGGTGCTTTTGATTATAGACATGGGTGGATGAAGTCCAAATGTCCCTACTGTGGTAAAGATGGGAAATTTGGAATAAATCTATCCATGAATCGTTGTAATTGTTTCAGATGTGGTGAACACCCTAACCCCATCCAATTAGTAATGTATCTAGAAAATTTAGATACATTTAAGGATGTAGTCAATATACTAAATAATGGTAATTATGGGGATTATACTTTCAAAGAGGAACAAATAGAATTAAGAGAAAGGAAATCCCTAATATTGCCAGATGGATTCAAATCCATTTTACTTGGTAATTCAACTTTAGCAAAAGCAGCCAGAGCTTATGTAAAGAAAAGAGGTTTTGATATAAACAAGGTAGCTCTATCTGGTTGGGGGTATGGAACTAAGGGAAAGTATTTTGGTTACCTTATAATCCCTTTTCATCAATCTGGGGAATTGGTATATTTTAATGCTCGTTTATTTATGGGTAATGGTCCAAAATATAACAATCCAGACTCTTCAAATACTGGTTTGGGTAAATCCTTTATATTATATAATCATGATGCTCTAGATATATATAAAACCATTTTTATTTGTGAGGGTGCAATTAATGCTGAAACTATTGGGGAAAATGGGATAGCATCTGGGGGCAAAGCTATATCCAGGTATCAGATAAATGAGATTATAAAAAGTAAATGTGAGAGAGTCATAATTTTGTTTGATCCAGATGCTAAAGATAGAGCTATTAATTTAGCCTTAAAATTGGTAAACTTTAAAAAAGTTAAAGTAGTATTCTTGCCGGAAGGTAAAGATGTAAATGATCTTGGGAGAGAGAAAACTCTGTATTATGTGTTCAAAACACATTATCAGAACTATCAAGAACTATTAGATTTAAAATTAAATCTATCATTATATGGCAACAAAAAAGGTTAAACGGGAACCATCTATCCATATAACCAAAACTCAATTTTTGGAACTATGGAAAAGAGTTGATTATCCAATCTCGGAGGAATTTATTATCAAGTTCTTCATGATGGCTAGGAAATACTCACTAGATCATCGTTCAGTATTACCAAATACTAAAAAACAAATACAGAATGTAAGCAGTAGAACAACTTCTACTGTTGGTGATGCAAATTTATTAGCCGATACCATTTACTCTATACGTATAAAATTAAAACATGTAGGGGTAACAAAAATAAAACAGACCGACAGTCAATGGGCTTGGGTAAAACAATTGGTATCAGTTGTAAATGATTTTTGCAATAATTTTAACCTAAAGAAAAGACAGGGTTATATTGCATTTGTTGAAACTGCCATTGATTTACTAACAAGCAGTACTAAAAGGGCAAACTACAATTTTATAGCAAAGTGGATGTTGGATAAAAATAATTGGATCATTGATAGATATCAAGCTAAGGTAGATCTAACTAATGATCCATATCCACAAGAAACCCAATATATTCATAACAGGTACTGCAATATAGTATTGGATAAAACTGGGATCCTTAATAACTATATAAAGGATCCATCATTGTATATACACTTCTTAAGAGCTAGGGAGGAAGCAGATAGTAGAAAAGTTGATTATGATACTTATATAGATGCTCAGTTTGAAGCTCTTAGTTTCTGCAATGGTATCCCAAAAATTGATGATTTATATGGTGAAAAAGCTACACAACGATTGATATCTTATGTATCAAAATATAACATTCAGATTAATCAAGAGAATGTTGATGAAGATATTTGGAAACAATTTAAACACTAACCACTATGAACAAAAAATTAGGTAAAGCAGATTTTGTAAGTTTAGTAGAAGATTATCTAGATGATAATAATTTAATGGCTAGTTTTATTGATTACGCCATATACAAACGTGGACTTGGTATGGAACAATTACCATTTGATGATGATTATTTACAACAAAACGTAAGAATAGATGATAACTATAACTGTTAAAAATGGTAACCTTTGTGAGATAAGTGGACCATTAGCTATAACCCATAAATTGTATAATGAATTTAGGATAAAACACCCCAACGCATGGCATATTCAAATGTATCAACGTGGGAGTAATAAATGGGATGGGTATATTTCCTATATATCTGAAAGGGGTAATTTCAGAATTGGCCTATTACCTACCATTTATAATAAACTTATTTCTTGGGGAGAAAAAGTTAAAATTGTTGATAACAGGCCACCATTAGAAGTAGTTCCAGAGATTCCTAATACTATGGGTAATTTAGAATTATATCCAAGACAAAAGAAAGCTCTAAGAACCCTCCTAAATAACAAAGTTGGTAATGTACCATTCTTAATCTGTGCCGGTGATTACTCAGTTGGGTTTGGTAAATCTTTATTATTCTGTGCTATACACCAAGCTTTTAAGAGAAAAATACCTACCATACTTCTACTAAATGATTCAGACCTTTTTAATCAGTTTAAGAGAGAAATACCACCATTATTACCGAATGAGGATATAGTATTTATCCAGGGTAATAAAATAGATAGATGGGGTAACTTTAACGTTGCTATGGTGCAGTCACTGTCTAAGAATATCAGAAAATATCAGTATGAATTAAGTAAAATAGGGATAGTATTGATAGACGAGGCTGATATCATTGATAATAAGACATATAAGACTGTAATAGAACACTTATATAATACCCAAGTAAGAATAGGGTTAAGTGGTACCCTATATATGGGGCAACTTAAGAAACATATTATCCACAATATGAACATCAAATGTTTCATTGGTGACATAGTGGACTCAGTAAAATTAAGTGATCAGATCAAAAAAGGTAAGGCAACTCCAGTAATAGTTAAGATGATATACTATAAAGGAAAAGGTATACCATCAGATAGGTATGATGAAGAGTATGCTAATACCATTAGTAACAATAAAGAAGCTTATAACCTATCATTTTCAAGAGTTTTGTTTAATGCCAAGTATGACAGGTTCCCCATGCTGATAGTAACTAAGTTCATTGATCATTGTGAAAATCTATACAAATTTTATACTGATCAAATAAATAAACTTAGTTTACCATATAATGTAAAATATGTTCACCATAAAACAAAGGGAAGGGAATCCATTCTAGAGGATTTTAGAAATGGGAAGATAGATATTCTAATATCTACCACAATAATTTCTAGAGGGAAAAATTTCCCTACTTTAAAATACCTTCAAAATACTGCTTCAATGGATTCAAATGAAAAATCTATCCAGATATTGGGTCGACTAGTGAGACAACATGCTTCTAAGAAGAAAGCCTATCTGGATGATTTGGTATTTCCTGGAAGGTACCTTTTAAGGCATGGTAACCATAGAAAAAATTACTATAAAAAACAAAATTTAAAGGTTATACAAATAGGTAAACCAACAGGTAGATAACTCACTGACTTAGTTATTGATATGAATTATACTATGAAAAGCTAAAAAATATAGAAATCAAAAGAGGCTATTAGCTATATGATCAATAAGCTATTGGCCAAATAAACATTTAACATTTGCTATCCTAACATGGATAGGATCTTTTTCCTACGGAAAAAGTATCGTTTTTGTAAACAAAAACTCAATATGCGCGTAAAGAATTTTTTTCTGAACACCCTAATTGATACAGAAAAACCTATTATCAACTGAACAATAAATCTTTTCATGTTATGGCAAAGAAAAATAAACTCATAAAACTGGAGGATACACCAATCCTAAAACCAATAGACATTGATTCAATTGGTTCAAGTGATGATCCATGTTTTGGGAAAGCTTATGATCTATCAACTCAGGAATGCAGAAGTTGTGGTGATTCAGAACTTTGTTGCATAAAGTTTGCAGAGATGATGGGTAAAACCAGAAAAGAGTTAGAGGAAAAAAACCAATACAAGGATATGGAGTTATTGGTTGACAAAGTAGCTGCAAAGAAAACATTTCGTGCTTTGAGAAGAAAAGGGGAGGATAAAAAAACCATTATCCAGAAATTACAAGCAAAGTACTCAATAACCATAAAAGAAGCAAGAACATTATACAGAGAATTTACTGAAAAATGATTAGAGTAGAAAAATCAAGATTATTATCTTGGAGTATGATAACTGGTATAGCTATGATCATACTCATTTCAATGGTTACCTTTGGTAGTTGTAGTAAATCAAACTATCATTCAATCTCAATCAATAGTAATGAATCAATTGATTCTGCAATGGTTACTATGGTTGATTTTGAATTGCCTCTTCCTCCTAAATGGGATACTCTATGGGTACAACCATTTTACATGACCAGAACTTGGTTTATCCCTGGAAAAAATGGTAAAATCAAATATCAATTCACTGTAAACGAACTTGATTCTATTAACGTAATAATCTACAGAAAATTAAGATAATGGAAAGAGCACTTGACATCAGACTGAGTAAAACATCTACTATTGTAGAAATAAGTAAAGAAACTTCATTACCCGAAGAATACCGTATCCCCATGGGTCAGATATATGATCAGGGGAGTTCATCCATGTGTGCTGTATATGCACTATCAGATTTGGTAGCAAGAGGTTATGATGTTAGTAAACCATTTGATCTAAAAGAGTTCTATAACCATAGAACTACTAAAGATGGTATGGCTCTTGATGAACTGATGGATATCGGAGCAAATTATGGGTTTAATTCAAAAGAGGGTAACTTCAAGTTAAGAGAATTTTTTAGAGTAGGTACAGTGGATTCTATCAAGAAAGCTATTGTATCCATGTTTGGTGTTGTAGCAGGAATGCCAGTGTACTCCTATGATTCCAATTTCTGGAAAAGCAATGGAAAACTGTTAGGATACCATGCAGTATCACTAATAGGCTATGATAAACATGGGTTGATATTAAAAAACTCATGGGGATCATCTTGGGGTAATAATGGGTATTCCACTATACCATACAGTGATGTACAGGATAGTGTAATAGAAGCCTGGGCTTTAATCTAATAACATAAAACCACATAATTATGGCAAAAAAACAAAACCTCAATCAAGTAGTTGATTGTAATGAAGTATACTTCTGTAAAGTAAGAGATGTAAAGAGCCCAAATAGAGCAAATAAGAATGATGCTGGCATTGATTTTTATATGCCAGTATTTGATGAGAAGATGGTATCAAGGATTAGAGAACTCAACCCGGATTTTAACTCATATATAATCAGTAATGGGATACTTACAATTAAGCCAGGTAGAAGAATACTAATCCCATCAGGTATTAGGGTATGGATAGTAAATAAGAGATCAGCCTTGATAGCAGATAACAAATCTGGTATATCCACTAAAAAAGGATTAACCGTAACTTGCAAAGTTGTTGATGCAGACTACACTGGAGAAGTTCATATTGGTTTACATAATTTGGATGTTAACAATCAATCAATCCAACAAAATGACAAAATTGTTCAGTTTTTGCATCTGCCAATCATCCAATCTAATTTGTTAGAAGTTCCTGAGGACAGCTACAATGATATCCTATCATCAAATTATTCTGATAGGGGGAATAATGGTTTTGGATCAACTGATAAAAAATAAAATCATGGACTCAAGAGATATCAAAGAAGAACCTATTAAGGTCATTGGGGGTAAGTATCTAGAATGTATTTACTCATTACAAAGGAAATTACTTGATCATTATATCAAGATAGAGGGTATACAAAGTTACCCGGTAGATGTTAACACTAAAAGATCACAAGTTCTATTAAAGGATTTTACTGGTAGAGTAATTGAAGAACTTGCTGAAGGATATGAAGCTTTGATTCTGGTAGATGAATTAACAACCAAGAACAAATTATGGTTTGGTCAGGAGTTAAATACTGATGATTTTGTACAAACCATGAACCACCTACAGAATGCTGGGGAAGAGATGGCAGATGCTATGCACTTCATGACTGAGTTACTAATATATGCTAATATTCAGCCGGAAGATATAGAATCATACCTAAACAAGTGGATAGATAAAAATATGTATAATAAATTATCCACTTATAGACTGAATACCGTTGCAAAAGCAATGACTATTGGTTTATGTTTAATACAAACGGAATATTCTTTTGATTACAAACAGAGTAATTTAGTAGATTTAGTTGGGATATATGACCTTGTAAAGGATGAAGATGGAGTACCCAATATAGATGTAAGGTTCTTAAATTGCGGTAGGTTATATAACAGTGAGAAATATAAATCATTTAAACCCATGATGTGGGATGTAACCTACCATTTAAACATTGCTCGTAATTTTCTGAAAAATAAGCCATGGAAACAGTCACAGATGATGACTAATGAACAGCAGTACCAGGAATCATTGGTAAAAGCTTTCATAAGTATGATGGGTCTATTCTATATGATGGGTATAGATGATGAGAACTTATTCTTCTTATATTTTAAGAAAAACATGGTAAACCAATTCAGAATAAAATCCAATTACTAATGAAGTCATTCATATTCAAAAATGGGGACCAAGCTTGGTTTGAAGTAAACAAGCTTTTCCTAAAACAAGAAGAAGGGTTATTCAGTGATGGTCAAGGTGCAGTAATTACTAACTCACTCTACACTTATGGGTTATCTATATTTATAGAAAATGCAGAGTTTGATCCAGAATTTGATTTTGGTAAGATTATGGGTTATACCCAGAGTAAATGGAGTAGTTTGTTAAATAACTACTTGGATCTTGATTCTCTGGATAAGTTAAAATTACAGATAAGAGAGTTTGAAAAGAATAAAGCTGTAAACCGTAATTACCACATTGGGTTTAATTTTGCAGACTCTCACGGTAATGGTAAGGGTTGTCTAATGTCTGGTATGTTTTCTAGAATGATTGGTATAGATAAACCCAGATTAACCATTGTAATGAGAGCATCAGATGTAGTGACAAGATTACCCTGGGATCTATTATTATCAATACGTATGGGTGAGTACGTATATGGTAATAATGATTTTACCGTAGAACTCTTTATAAGATCAGCTTTTGCTGATGATACCAGTATAATGTTATTAAATGGGTATCAGAACATTGAGGAGTTAATTAGTGAAGTAGAGAATGAGGATAGAAAGAAGAAACTTAAAAAGGTATTAAGGAGAGTAAGGAAAGCTTCAGATGCTGGAGATGATCCTAAGTACCAAGCTTATATGAGGGTATATAAGATCTTTAATCCTGAGAAATATGGTAAAGAAGCTAAATCATTATTAGCTAAAGACTGTATCATTGGAAATTGGGATGGAATACCATTGCCAGAAAAATGTCCCTCTATATTGGTAAGAAATCAGATTAAATCAGCTTATCTGAAGTTCATAAAGAAATATGACTTACAGATGTTCATGGAACCAGATAAGAAACGGAAACTCATTAAGTTTAGTGAATCAGATGGTTCTATAACTGATAAACCAGTAATGGAGGATCAAATTGAAGAAGAGGAATAGGTATGAAAAAGTATTTAGATTTATTAAGAGATGTACTTGAAAATGGGGAATGGAAAGAATCAGCCAGAGAGGGGATGCCCAGAACTAAAGAAGTATTCAATAGATCTATAAGGTTAAATCTTCAAGATGGGTTTCCATTACTAACAACTAAGAAGGTATATTTCAAAGGAGTAATAATTGAGCTATTATGGTTTTTAAGAGGAGATGATAATATACGTTATCTTGTAAACAATAATGTACATATATGGGATAGTGATGCTTATAAATTTTATAAGAGATTCGGTGGAACTCTTTCAAAAGAAGATTTTATAGATAGATGCACTGGAGATAAAACTTTATATAAGTCATCACCATATCTAGCAGAAAATATCAGTGGGTATAAGGAGTATGGTAGAGTGGGTAACATATATGGACACCAATGGAGAAGATTTGGTAGTAAAGATAATTCAGTTGACCAGATATCATATCTAATCCATAATTTATTAGTTAACCCAAATTCCAGATATCATCTAGTATCAGCCTGGAACCCAAATGATTTTATTGGTAGTGGTTTAAGAGCTGCTTTACCAGCTTGTCATGTAATGTTCCAATGTAATGTACGTAACAAGAGGTATCTAGACATATCAGTGATCCAGAGATCATGTGATGTATTTTTAGGGGTGCCATTTAACTTGGCGTCTTATGCTGCACTAACTCATATATTGGCTTTTATAACTGGGTATCTACCTGGGGAATTAATATGGACGGGTCAATCGGTACATATATATGAGAATCATATGAAAGCCATAGAAGAACAACTTTTAAGAGAACCCAGAAAATTACCAAAACTCAGTATAGAGTATGATGGGTTCAATAAAGATAATCCATATATTTTGGAAAATGGGGAAGTAAAATTTGATCTGTGGGCTATGGATAACTTTGTATTGAAAGGATATAACCCATATCCTCCAATTAAAGCCCCACTATCAGTTGGTGTATAATTAAAAGTATTATTAAGATGGCAGAAGACAATGTAAATCACCCCAAACACTATATTAGTCATCCTTCAGGTGTAGAATGTATTGAAATAGTACAACATCATGATTTTTGTATAGGTAATGCTATAAAATACCTATGGAGAGCTGGTTTAAAAACAGAAGTTGGTATGGTGGATAAAGATAAACATATAGAAGACCTTGAGAAAGCTATATGGTATATCAATAGGGAAATTCAGATGTTAGTTGATGGACAACATGAATAATGTAAGATGGTACCCAGATTCTCTAACTGCTTGGGAAGCTATTAATGAGGCTTTTATAAAGGCAGATGATGAGAATCTGGGTTTCGTATATAAAGGTAAAGCCTTATATACTTATGACTTAGTAATTGGTATTTCAAACCCCAAGTTACCCAATGATTTTGATTTCGGAAGGCATTTCAATTATACCATATCAAAATGGAAATCTTTGGTGGGAAATTACTTAGATAGAGAAGAATTAGAATCTATTGCAAAGGAAATCAGGGAAGAAGAAAATAATAACTCTAGAAGTTATAATTTAGCTTTGCAATTTGATAATAAACATGGTCATGGTAAGAATTGTTTACTATCCATGGTATTCTCAAGAAGGTATGGAGTAAAGAACCCAAATATATGTGTATTCCTTAGAGCTTCAGAGATAACCAAGAGATTGGTATGCGATCTATTATTATTTCAAAGAATTGGGGAATATGTATATGGTAATACTAAATTTACTTTAACCATACATATTAACCAAACTTTTAATGATGATACTGTACTATTGATGTATCATGCTCATAAAGATATATCAAGGATATTGTCAACTTCTACCAATAAAAGTAGAAGAGCAATACTAATAGATAGGTTGGAATATCTATTAAGTTGTGAGGTTGGGGAAATAAAATACAAAGTACACAAGAGAGCTTTAAAAGTATTACGTCCAGAATTATTTACCTATCCAAAAACATTAGTTAGAGATTGTAGACTGTGATACCAAAGTAGTATATCATGATCTATTAATACTTACTAATATTTTTATTTGGGAATTAATTGATTAAAATCATTGAAGGATGAGAATTTACAGTGATGCTTATGAGTTAATGTCAGAAACTGGCAGAAACTTATGGGAGATGGGTTCAGAAGTAAAACCCAAAACCTATCAAAACAAAAACATTGAGGGTAATGACAATTTTGTAACCAAAGAACTTATCTGTGAACAGTATTGCTTAACAAAATTACCAGACCCAGATATTTTGTTCATCCATACTAAATCAAAGGATTGGGCAGATGCTGAATTTTTGGAGAGGGTATCTGGTAAAATGCTTAATCCAGGTGAAGCATGGAAATTGAGAGAAGATGTATGGGGTGAGTTCCTTGTAGAAAGTATCCCTGGTCATACAAAAATTTTTGATTATACATATTCAGAGAGAATGAATCAAAAGTTCTCATACAAAGATAAGTTTATTAGTATGGTGGATGTAGTAATCAATTTACTACGTGATGACCATGATACCAGAAAAGCAATCATAAACATATATTGGGGTGAAGATGCTGGATTATTGGATGGTAGAAAGAGAATCCCATGTTCCATGTATTATGATTTTCTAATTAGAAAGAATCATAATGGTGAAGAACAACTGAATATATGTTATCATCAGAGAAGTTCTGATTTTATTACCCATTTTGGTAATGATGTATACCTGGCTTGGAAGTTAATGGAATATGTGGCAGAGAAGGTTGGTGTAAAACCAGGTTATCTATACCATACCATTGATTCATTACATGTATACCAAAAGGATTGGGTAAAATTGAAAACTTCATTAAGAGATTTGTAGGATAGTTGCTAGAAACTAATCAACAGATTGGTTGAAACAAGATCTATTGAATTATGCAAACTAAATAAAATTAGCTTGGTAGTTCTTTAAATTAAAAATACTAAGTACTGGATTAATTACTATATTAATCCAGGTAAGGGCCCATAGCTCAGTTGGTCAGAGCAGCGGACTCATAATCCGAAGGTCGTGGGATCATGCCCCTCTGGGCCCACCATAAATTAAGTTAATTGGTTATTATGGATAAGTTTTCATAAAAACCCTAATCTAAAAGTCAGATATCCAAATTATCCTTAGAAGGCAGGTCGATGTCTAAGGAGTGGCCCAGGGCTCTATCTGACTTTTTAAAGCTCGGATGGTGGAATAGGTAGACACGAGGGACTTAAAATCCCTTGACCATTACAGGTTGTACGGGTTCGATTCCCGTCTTCCCAACTGGTGTCGAAGAAGGCTTAAACCCGATGGATCGACAACTATTGGAATGTTAAGGTTCGTGAATAGTGGTGTAAGTTAAGGCTATACTTGCAATATTGGGGTACCAATTACCAAATCCCCAATTTTTACAAATTCACATTATCATGAGGGTACTTAAAAGAGGTAAACAGAAAGTATATAGAGTACAGTGCATAACTTGCCATTCTCTATTAGAAATAAAACCAACAGATTTAGATATATTTGGATTTGTGAACTGTCCAATATGTAAACGTCCAATATCTCCTCTTAATCATCAACTGGTAGATCCAGAAGAAACAAAAATAACAACAGAATGTTTACAAGATATAAAATCATAAGAAGTTTTAAAGAACTAAAACAATTGGTAGAAGCATGTCTCAAAACGGGATATGCTTCTGTTGACTTTGAAACTAATGGTAAAGGTATATATACTGATGAATTTAAACCTACGATCCTATCTGTAACTTTCCAAGTAGGATCTGGTTGTTCTATCCCCTTACAGCATTTTGATGAGTCATTGGAATGGATGCAAGATGGGGTATGGTTGGATTGGTTATTATATTTTGGTAGAAATGTAATAGAAAACCCAAAAGTAGTAAAGATAGCATGGAACTGGAAGTTTGATAATCAAATATTCCAAAAATACCATATATATTCAAGAGGTACAATAATAGATGGTATGCTTGCAAAATATCTTCTAAATGAGGAGAGACCAAATGGTCTTAAAGATATGGTTAGAAGATATTTACCAGAGTTTGCTGATTATGAAAAGTATGATAAGTTTGAAACCATATCATGGGATAAGAAACCATTAGAACCATTATGTAAGTATGGTTGTATGGATACAGACTTTACTTTTAGATTAGCAATGTTTCTTGAGAAAAAATTGATTGATAAAGGTTTTTATAATCTATATAGAAACCTGATAATGCCAGCTAGTAAGGTTTTACAAGAAGCAGAGTCTAATGGGTTACCATTTGATTTAGAACTTAACTCAGAACTAACTGAAAAATATGCTACACTAATAAAGGAAGTAACTTCAAATCTTCGTAACTTAAAAGTTATACGAAGATATGAGAAAAAGTTATTGAGTGATAGGGTATCAAACTATATTGACAAATTAAACGAAGAAATATCCCAATTATCTGATGATCCATCAAAAGCTAGGAGCATAAAAACCAGAGAAGCAAAGATATCAAGGGTATTGGCTGGGGAATATGTTACCAACGATGAAAAGAAGTTAGTGGAACCAGTTAACTTCAATTCACAAAAGCAAATGGTGGATTTATTATATAATTCTGAAAAGGGTTTTAAATTCCCTATTTTGGAATATACTAGAGATGCAAAAACTAAAAAACCCACTAATAACCCAAGTACTTCTTCTGAAACTCTAGAAAAGTTAATACCAGATGATAAAACTGGTTTTATTAAAAACCTTTTAGATTTAAGAGGTTTGGATAAAATGAATTCTACTTATATACTTGGGTTAAGGGAACTGGTACAAAGTGATAACAGGGTACACCCCACTTTCTTAATTCATGGTACAACTTCTGGTAGACTTTCATCAAGAAACCCAAATGGTCAAAACATACCAAAAGTAATGGTAAACCCAGATATAAAGAGGCAATTTATAACCCCACCTGGGAAATTATTTTTGACCTATGACTATTCACAGGCTGAGCTTAGAATTTTGGCACACCTTGCTAAAGAAGATACCATGCTCGAATGGTTTAGAACTGGTAAAGATATTCATTTGGCATCAGCTTGTAAGAAATACCATGAAGATTACGATAGTATACTGCTAATATATGAGGATGAACAACATGAGTTATATCCATTATGGAAAAAGCGAAGAAAGCAAGCAAAAACTATTAACTTTGGTATAGTATATGAACAATCTGCAAAAAAACTAGCAGAATCATTATCAACACCAGATGAAAAGGTATCTGATGAAGAGGGCCAAATATTTTTGGATGAATACTTTGAAACATTCCCAAAAATCAAAAGATTCATGGACAGACAACACAAGTTCATGGAAAAACATGGATATTGTGAATCATTATTTGGTAGACGGAGAAGATGTCCCAAAGTATATTCAGATAATTATTCAGAATATCTTGAAGCTCTTAGACAATGCGTGGATGAAGAAACCGAAGCTTTGACTACTGATGGTTGGAGAAGATATGATCAACTATATAATGGACAACCCATACTTACTAAAAACTTTAACACTGGAATATTAGAATGGCAACCAATAGAAAATATAAATATATACCCTGATTATCAAGGTGACTTATATTCTTTTGAAGGTAAGACTTTTTCTGCTTTAACTAATGGAAAACATAGATGGTTATGTAATCATAATTCTAAGCCAGGAAGTAAGGCTGAGTTTTTAACCACAGAAGAACTATATAATTCAAATATAGTAAGACCTATACATAGAACTGGTGAATATATTGGAAACAGAAAAAAAGTTTTAGATGATGATCTGGTATATCTACTGGGTATAATCTTGACAGATGGTCATTTAAGATATTATAGGGATAAAACTAAACCGAGGTATGGTAAACCATGGTATGCTATAATTACCCAGAGTAAAGAAAAAAATATCCCATTAATCCAATCAGCAATTGATAAATTGGACAATAGGTTTACCTATATTCATAAAGTATATGGTAAGAAACATGTATGGAAATTCAATAAGGATTTTGCTGATTACTTGGACACTATAATTCACAACAAGAAGTTGAATATGTCATTGATACATTCACTTACCAAATCCCAGATAAGGCTGTTATTAGATGGGATGATATTAGGTGATGGTTGTAAACATGGTACTAGAATCTTAACTTCTAGTATTGAACAAGCAAACTTAATTCAGGTATTAGTGGTTATGGCAGGGTATTATTCTAACATACTTATCAACGATAATAGAGGTATACATGTATCAAATAAAATAAAGCGTGGTAAGATTATAACCAAAAATATAAGTTACTTGGTAACTATAGGAGAAAATAAGTACTTTCATCATAGGAGTACAAGAGGTAAAAATCACATAACTAAACTAACTAATCAAAAGAAATTAATATGGTGTCCCACTGTAAAAAATGGTACTTGGGTATGTCGTAGAAAAGGAAAAACATATATAACTGGAAATAGCACAAATATGCCATGTCAATCAGCTGCATCAGATATGGCATTGTTTGCTTCAATTATAGTATATGAAAAGGTAAAAAAAGGTGAATTACCACCAATGCAAGAAGTAAACACTGTACATGACTCAGTATACCAATTTATAGAACCAAGATATATAACTCCTGATACCATATTTGGTATTTGGGATATATGTAGGAACCCATCCACCAAAAAATATTTTGGTTTTGAAATCAAAGATGTGGATATGTCAATGGACTTCACAGTTGGTAGGACTATGGCAGAGGAATTACCTTATATACCAGGGTATGACTATAATAAAATGTTATCCCCAAATTTTGACATAGATGAATACTATGCAGAACATAGGAAAGTAAAGGGTATCCAAATAGTTGATTATCCAAAAGAGTTCAAAGAATATTTTAGAGAGTCATGGAGAAAAAGATAAATGAGATAAAGAATGATATTATCTCTGTGAAATACAAGGGAAAGATAGTAACTATAGATGTATCAAAAGAACTCTCAATAGATGAGAACATAATAAATTCTCAGTTGAAAGTTATACCATCTAACTATGCTTTCTTATGTATGGTAAGGGATAATTACATTAGGAAGAGGGATATGTTAGAGAGGGAGAAAAATATTGCTTATAGCAAAGCTTGGCTGTTTTATAAGGAATCTAATACCAAATTAAACAATGACACTGCTGATCATAAAGCAATGGTAAACCCTAAATATCTATCCATAGAAGAGAGGTATCTAAAAGCTGTACATAAAGCTAATAAATTAATAAGTATATGTAAAGCTTATGAATCAAGGGAGAGAATATTACAAACTTTATCTGCAAATATACGTAAACAAAACTAGTCATGGAAGTAAATTTAAATTTACCGAGTAAAGAAGTAGCAAAAGAACTTTGCAAAGGGATTGTTGGTGAACCCACCGAAAACCGGGTTATGATTATATCCCCCAAAGAATCCGAAAGAAAGACTAATTCTGGTTTATATGTACCAGATACAGTTAAAGAGGGTGTACCAAGAAAAGGGGTAATTGTAAAATTTGGCCCAATAACCCCAGAATATAATACTTATCAGCATCAACTTAAAATTGGTAGTATAGTTACCTATGGGTTGTATGCTGGTAAAGAAATTGATCCTACATTCATTGATCAAAAGTTAAAATCAACATTTAAGGATCATACTTTTACTATTCTTTCAATGAATGAACTAATATATGTTGAATAAACAAATATAGATATCATGGTAAAGATCATTAAGAAGAAAAAATCTACCAGTAGTAGTGATTCCACCCCTACTAAGGTTATGAGTACACGGGAAAGAATGCTTCAAAGAAAGAAAAAACTTGAAGAGAGAAAAGGAAGTGGGGGATTGATTTTCCCAAAAGAGGGTACTATGAGAGTAAGATTGATGTCCCAGGGGGATGATAAAGAGTTGGGATTAGAAGTTATCCAGTTCTATCTTGGAAAAGATAAGGGAGGGATCATTTCCCCGGCAACTTTTGATGAACCTTGCCCCTTTATGGATAAATATCGGGAGTTAAAGGAATCAAAAGATGAGGATGACAATGAGTTAGCTAAAATGCTTACCCCGAGAAGAAGGTACATTGTGGGGGGTACTTGCTACAAAGATGAGAAGGGTAAAGGGGTTGATCCAGATAGAATCTGCAAACCAATCCTTATCCCAAGACAAGTTTATCAGGGTATCATTGATTTATATCTGGATGAGGATGATTGGGGAGATATGACGGATATCGAGGAAGGATATGATATCAAGATCACCAGATCTGGAAGTGGGTTAATGGATACTACCTATACAGTAAATCCATGCCCCGGTAGAAAACCCTTAGATCCTAAGTATCGAAAAGAAATGGATCTCGAGGAAATCATCAGGGGTCAAATGAAATCTTACGATGAACTTGAAGAAGCATTATCTGAATTCCTTGGGGAAGCTCCATCAATGGATGAAGATGATGATGAAAAACCAAAAGTAAAGAAAAAGAAAACGCTGAAAGGTAAGAAATATAAGGGTGATATTTAGTAAATAAGTACCCAATTCTTATAGATCAAGTTTAAGCCAGGGGGGTACTACATTCCCTGGCTTTTTAATGTAAAAACAAAACACCATGGCAACAATCAAAGAGAGAAAAGAAAATAAGGGGGAAGAAAATCCTAAGATTGATATTAATGAAGTTCTAGAAAGCAAGGAATTCCATCAATATATTGATAAATATATCCTTAGATATAATAACCGTCCACCAGTTAGGGATGGTTCTCGTTATATAAGAACACCATGGGATTTTTTGGTTGACAGAGGAGAATTCAATACTCAAAGTATTATTAACCACTTTATTAGGATAGCAAACAAAGTAAGTGATCTACCGTCAAATGTTAGAAAGGCTATAAGTGACTTATGTACCTATAGCCTTCAATTGGTATTAAAGGATAGATATATAGCTAACCATAGAAACAGTAGTAACGATGGCAAAGAAGAAAGTGGGAATTAAAGTACCAACTGCTAATGAATTAGCTAAAAGGTATGGTGATATGATAATCACCGCTTCAGATACCAAAGAAAATGGATTATGGTTACCATCAACCTTCTTTATGCTTAATTATACTTTTGGTGGTGGTATACCATTTGGAAAAATTCTTGAAGTGGCTGGAGAAGAATCATCTGGTAAATCTCTTATAGCATATAATTTTGCTTATGCTACACAACAATTAGGTGGTCATGTTATATGGGTAGATGCTGAACAGGCTTGGATGAATTCATGGGCACAAGAAAATGGCATTGATCCAGCTGGAGTAACAGTAATTAGGGATACCAGAATAGAAAACATTGCCGATGCCCTGGCAGATTTGACCATATATTGGAGATCACAGCTAACTCATAATGAACCAATACTGTTGGTAGTAGATTCAATTGCAGCAATGGATTGTGCTGATAATATTGATTCCAAGATGGTAGATGGTAAAAGTGAAATGGGGGGTAGAGCAAAAGCCTTATATAAGTTCTTTAGAATACGCAGTGAGTTATTCTATAGACTTGGTATTACCCAAATTTACATTAACCAGCTTAGAACAGCACTAAATGTTGGTTTTGGTAAAGATAATACTACTACTACTGGTGGAGCTGCTCTTAAATTCTATGCTTCAATCAGAGCAGCTTTTTATGCTGGTAAGGGTATAACTGTTAAGTATAGAGGTAAAGAAAGAAAAGCGGGAAAACTGGTAACTATCAGGTTAATCAAGAATAAAGTTGCTCCTCCAAGACCAACTATATCTAAAACACCAGTATACTTCAATCCCAAGTATCATGAAGTAGGTTTTGATAGATATTTTGGACTTGAAGACGTATTTGTAGAAAATGAAATTATTGAAAAATCTAGTGGTGGTATTTATAAATATAAGGGTAAGCAATTATGTAGGGGGGAAGAGAAATTCCAAAAACTACTTGAAGAGGATGATACTCTTAGACGTAGATTGCTAAAAGCAGCATCAATAAATACTATATCCACTACTAAAAAGAAATTAGCAAGTTTAACCGAAAATTTTTATCCCATAGATGGGGGTGTAGAGTATGAGTCATTCGATGATACAGAAGAATATACGGAAGAGGGGGAGGAAAACTAAAGTAAAACTCCTAATGGTAATTGATGGGTCAAACTTGGCCCATCGAGCTTACCAAAAATTTAAAAACCTTAAAACAAGAGAGGGAGTAAATACTGGATTGATATATGGGTTCATGAGGTTACTTCATCACTACATAATTAGGTTTAGACCAACTTATGTAATAGTTACCATAGATACCAAACAATCCAAGGAATCTAACTTCAGAAACCAATTATTGGGGGGTTATAAAAAACATAGGGATAATAACAAGATCTCCATGGATTATGAGGATTTTAACAGACAATTACGTATAGTAAGGAAGATGTTAAAATATCTCAATATCCCAGTGGTATGGGACGGAATAGGATTAGGTCATGAAAGCGATGATTATATAGGGTATTTCTCAATAAAACACCCTGGTAAAGTAGTCATTGTATCATCTGATAAAGACTTCTGTCAGTTATTGAGTAAAGGGGTAAAAATATTTAATCCCTTTAAAGAAGCCATAATCCATTATCAAACCTGTATGGATTACATGGGGTACAGCCCAGAAGAATGTGTGGATTATCTATGTTTACTTGGGGATAAATCAGATGATATTCCCGGGTATATTGGTATGGGGCCAGTTAAGATCAGGAAGTTTTTAAATCAATTTGGGAGCATACAGAACTTCTTATCAGATGATAACAATAAATTCCCAGGTATAGATAGAGATGGTCTAGAAGATTTATATAAAAGAAATTTAGAGCTAATTGATATAAGGGTAGCTCTAAATAATCACCCACTAAAGAAAATCCCTATAAAATATAACAAAACTGATCAGGTAGATACTACTAAATTACGTAATTTATTAAAGGAATACAAATTGTTATCCTTCCTAACTCCTGATTTTATAAAAACGTTTGAAAACCTTAAATCATGGAAAAACTTTTGAAAATACAACTAACTGGTTGCAGTGGAGTTGGTAAGACTACTCTATCAAAATGGTTATCGGAAGAGTTAAGGATTAAGTTCATATCTGGTTCATACTCAGATTTAGTTCCCCAAACCAGAAATGAGAAACATTCAGATATGATTACAAAAGATCCTAAGGTTATATACCAACAAGATTATCAGGTAATGAATCTTAGGCATAAACAATTAGCTTTCGAGGACAGATTCATTACTGATAGATCATATGTTGATTCCATTGTTTACCTAATCAATAAATTATCAGTACACATTAGACAATGTGATATTGAGTCATTTATTGGTAACTGTGAAGCTTTATTATCATTAGAATGTACTCATCTAATATTTATCCCATTTAGTCTAAAGTTCCTGAACAATTGGGATATAGAGGATAATAATAAAAGAATTCTAAATGGGTATTATCAGTTCCAAATATCCCAATTGATATATGGTATACTGGATATGATGGGTTATAGAAAATTACCACTTAGATCATTTCTGGTTGAAGCTGAAGTTGGCAAGATACAAGTAAAGGGTAATGATATATCAGTACTTATACTTGATGAGCTGGATTTTGAAAAAAGGAAACAAATAGTAAAACGATTTATTTCATTATGAAAAAGGTAGTGGGAATAGTATTCTCTGATCTACACTTAAACTTATGGAATAAATTTAATCAGGAAAATAAAAGGACTCTAGATGGTTTTAGAGTCCTTTTTTTGATTAAATCCCTATGTTTAAAGTATGGCTGTCCAGCTATATTTTGTGGTGATTTATTCCATAAGCCAGAGTTTATAGAGAATGAGTTATTAAGTAAAACCATAGAGGTATTTGATGAGTTGGATTGGGATAAATGGAAGATGTACTTGATATCAGGTAACCATGATATGAGTAAATCCAATAACCTAAACTCTCATTCACCAAGTTGGGTAAATACACTGAGTAAGAAATATAAGTTTTTAGAAAATATTGATTTTACTAGTGTAGTAGTTGGGGATAACTACATATTACATGGAATTCCATATATTGATCATAATATAGGGTTGAATGAGTATGTTAGGAATTTACCACTTATGAAAGGTAGGAAGGATCTAGATATACCCAACATATTACTTTTACACACTGATTATCCAGGGGCAAAAGATACCGATGGGGTAGAAGTTGGTTCAGTGGAAAATCTAAACATAAATGTATTGTCAAGGTTTGATCTGGTATTAGCTGGTCATATACACAAACCACAAAGGTTATCAAAAAAAGTATTCATGGTAGGAGCACCAATCCAGCAAAGAAGAACTGATAAGGATTGTGATCTTGGTTATTGGAAGTTATATTCTGATATGTCCATGAAATTTGTATCATTAGAAGGTTTCCCAAAGTTCATAGATGTTGATAATAGTGATGATATAAAGGATGATGGTAATTTCTACACTGTAGTATCAAAACCAGTATCACTTGAAGTAACCCAAGAAAATCATATAACCAGAAACTTGTCAAAGAAAAGACTGGTTAGTAGGTATCTACGTAAAAGTGGTATAAAAGATCCAAAGAAAAAATCAGTTTTATTGGAAATAATAAAAGAGACCGACCATGATTGAGTTTACTAATATAATTATTGAGGGTTTCTGTAGTATAGATTCATTGGAGTTAACTCTTAATACCAACAAGATAACCATAGTAAGGGGTCCCAATGGTTTTGGTAAAAGCAATCTACTATCAGCCATAGTATGGGGTATCTATGGTAAGAACTTAAAGGGGGTATCAGATGTAAATACCTGGAAAAAGTTTAGACCTAAGTCTTATATGGGAACCAAAGTTGAGCTTTTTTTCAATAAGGGTAATTCAGTACATAAGATAGTAAGGTGTTTAGAATATAAGGGTGAAGTGGAGGGTGCAAAAGGGAACAACAGATTACTTTACCTTATAGATGCTGACCAAGTTAAAGAGAAGACTAAACCTCAATTGCAAGCGCTTATAGAGAAAAACATAGGGATGTCTTATAATCTTTTCATAAATACCATTATGTTTGGTCAGGGAATGAAAAGATTAATCCAGGAATCTGGTTCAGATAAGAAACAATTATTTGAAGAAATCTTTGATCTTGGGTATTTAACTAAAGCAAAAAAGATAGCTCAGGATAAATATAATGATTTGGACAAAGAGACTTTCAAGGTAAAATCTAGTTTAGATCATGAAAACAGTTTGTATGATGAACAATCATCTATGTTAGATGATTTGAAATCAAGGTTAAAAAATAAGGTATCTACCAATAACAAAGAACTGGATTCCCTGGTAGAAGCTAAAAACCTAGCTACAAAGGCGCTAAATGAGATTAAGCCTATAGAGGCTAATAGGTTAAAATCAAAGATAGATATTAGAATAAAAAAGGTAAACGGGTTATTAAGGGATATCAATGATACCCTAAGAATAGCAAAGAAGTCAACCAATATATCACTAAAAGACCTGATCGATGATACTATCTCATTAATAGAGGGTAACAATATAGGTGAAGCTATATTGAAACTTAAAGATATAAAGAACTCATTTGATAGGATAGATGAATGTCATACTAAGTCTTCAGATTTAAATAATAGGTTACATAAACTTTATGACAAAAAGGCTGAAGTAAGTAAACTTATAAGTAAGGCAGAGAATCTGGAGTATAAGATAAAAACTCTGGACAGGTCAATAAGTAAGATAAGAGAAGATAATAATAATTATGATAAATCCATTATAACAAAACAAGAAACTAAGTTAAATGATACCTTGTTACGTATAAATAAACTAAAACCCAAATATGAGGCTTTAGTGGAAGATAGGGATATATATAAGTGGGTATATACTGATCCACTTGGTAATAAAGGTATAAAGGTTTTCCTGTTTGAATCATCACTGGGTTATCTTAATGATACTCTTAGATCATATTCTGATATATTAGGTTTCAATATCCAATTTAGTGTAGACTTAAACTCTACTAAAAAAGATTTTGAAACTTTAATTACCAAGGATGGTGTTGATGTATTATATGAAGAATTAAGTGGTGGTGAAAAACAGTTAGCTAATTTAGCTATGGCTTTTGCCATGAATGAGGTAATAACTAATTCTAAGGGTACTAACATAGCATTCTTGGACGAAGTATTTGAATCACTAAGTTCAGATAACATTGAAGTGGTAGTTGGGTTAATTAGGAAAGTATATAAAGATAGGACACTTTTTTTAATTACCCATCATGAATCTCTACCTATCCCTAATGCAAAAACGTTAGTAGTAAAGAAAATAAAGGGCTTATCTAGTTATGAATTCCAATAATCACTATTGGTTATTATAAAATTGGATATTATGACTAAGATAAATTCAAAGAGTAAAGGAAATAGATTCGAAAGAGCAATTTGTAAATTTTTTCAGGAGTGGACAGGTTATGAATTCAGTAGAGTACCAGCTTCTGGAGGTTTAAGGTGGAAAAAGACCGATAACATTACCTCAGATATTACATGTACCGATCCAAAACATTCAAGGAGATTTTGTTTCAGTATTGAATGTAAGTCATATCAGGATATCAGATTTGAACATATCTTACTTGGTAATAAATCATGTAAGATAATGGGTTTTTGGGAACAAGCTAAATCTGATGCAGCTAGAGCTAATAAAGTACCAATTTTGGTAATGAAATACAATAACATGCCAAAAGGGGAAGCTTTTATGATGGTAGATAACAATCTAGCTGGATTAATACTGAATCAACTTGATAAGTTATCTAAACCAAGAATGGCTATCCAAGTTGACAAAGATAATGTATTCTATGTATTCATGTTAACAGATATAAAGAACTTGGATTATAAGACTTTATACAAAGAAGTTAGGAAGAGTTTAAAAAATAAGTAAGGATGAAAAAGACCCCTTATGTTTACTGTATCTGTAGGATAGATAAGAAGTACTGGCAACAGATAAACCATGATTTAGAAATACGTGGGTATAAGGGGGTAAAATCCTATATACCAGTAGTAAAGGTATTCCAAAAGATAAAAGCTGGGAAACATATATACTCAAGTATACCCCTGTTATTCAATTATGGGTTTATAAAGATGAAATCCGAGAGGGCTTTTAATAGACAATTTCTATTAAAGCTAAAAAGGGAAATTCCAGGTATACTTTCATGGGTTAATGCCCCAGATAGTTTATTCCCCAAGAAGAAAAGGATTAGAATTGATAATGCAGAAGACTTTGATGATTTTTCAATCGTAGCAACTATTTCTAGAGAACAATTAAGATACTATAATAAAATATCAAAAAGAAAAAGTATCTACTCTCTAGAAGAGATCACTAAAATTAATATAGGTGATTATATTACTCTTAGGGGCTACCCATTTGAGGGGATAGGAGCTTTGGTAAATGAGATAAATCTTAATACCAAGATGTTAACAGTAACTATATATCCAGGTAAAGGATCAATGGTAATACAAATCCCCATAGATAATGTGGTATATTCAATATATTCTGATTTTGATGAAGATAACTTACAATGTCCCTCTAAAGAGATAGATATATCAAAAGTTGAAGATGGTTCAACGGAAGAATACTTGGATTCAAAACAATACTAAAATATGGAAAAGAACCAAGAAATGGCATGGGATTGCTTGACCGAAATGGAACAGCAATCCCTATTTTTAAGTTTTTCACAAGGGCTATCAACTAGAGAAGTTGGTGAGATAATGAAACTGTCTCATTATAAATTCCTGGAGGTAAAAGCTAGGGCCGAGAGATTTTTCAAACTGTTTTCTGATTACTTTGATCTATACCCAGATTTAGTTAGACCAGATGCCCCAATATCTAGGGTATTCAGAGATTTTCTATATGGTGCTCTAGTAAGGAGATTATCCAAGGATGATTCACTAGTATATGCTGGTGATTCTTCATGGTTATTAAGACCAGTAAATAGAGACCATATTATTAAATATATGGGCAAACTAAAAGAATCAGATAATATATGGGATAAGGATCTTTATAAGTTAATAATGGAGTTTGATAGGTGGAATAACTTTAGAATATTACCAAGAATACTACAAGCTCCATCTGCTTATAAGAGAAGAACTACTAAAAAAGACAAGATATATCTTCAATTTCTACATAGAGTACCAGACTTTAAGATAAGAGCTATGGTAGATATGTATTGGAGAAATGGTAAACCAGAAAATAGGTATTATGTGGCATTCATATCTACATACTTTGATCTGGGGTATACTGTGGTACCAATACTTAAGGATAAACATATAGTAAAAGAAATAACAGATACTAAGATATACATTTTCAATGAGAGGGTTGATGCAGAAGAATTTGGTTTGATGGTATCCGATTATTTTGCTAATACTTCAGATATAAAGAGAGGTATGAAATTCTGGAAAAGGTACCGAGAACTAGTAGAAACTGCTATAAATTATAGGGAAATCAATAACATGGATTTTACTTGTGAAAATCTAGAGATGGCCTATAATTTAAAAAGGAAACCCATAAGTCAGATAGTTAAGGAACGTAAGAACAGGACTCACTAGTTTTTTTTTGCAAAATATTATTTTTATAATTATATTTGCATAAAGAAAAAAGATAAAATAAAAACCTAAAAACCAATTATACCATGGCACTACGAAAGAAATCAGTAAAAGTTAAAGCTGGTGGAAGAGAAAAAGTTAACCTTCTATCAGGGGGTCTTGAAAATATGACTTACAGAGACCTTAAAAGGAGAGCAATATCTTTAGGAATGCCGTTCCCAGATGCTTGTGCGGCAGATTGGGGAAGGTTAACCAATTTTGTACTAAATACTGAGAACAAACCAGATAATTCATTAATTGATCAGTATGATGATTGGGTTGATAGCATTCTTGAAGAAAGGGGTTATGCTAAAGATGATCCTTTACGTAATTATCAACTTAGATTGGGTTTTATTGGAGAAGAAAATGTTGAGAACCAAAAGAAACGAACAAAGCGAATAAAGGGTTTAGAGAAACCCAAAAAACCAAAACGTGAAAAAGATGATCTGGGATTATGGAAGGGTACTAAAAAATCCTATACTTTTGAACTAACTAATAAAGGGTATGATCTGGAACGTATCATAAGAAGAGTAACTAAGAAATTCCCAGATGCTAAACCAAAATCTATCCAACAATGGCACAGAGCAGCTCTAAGAAAGATAAACCAAGGGAAATAATTTCTAGAGATTTATTCCGTAATCCTAATCGTAAAAAATTCTGTAGGGATTCCAAGTATTTCTTAAGAGGTGATCATGGTAAGATTATTGATAAGGATTTACCACCGAGGTATAAAGTTATCATAAGAGCTAGAAAAGTTTTACGTAGTAAGCGTACTTTAGTAAGAAACAAATCACTAATACGTACTAGGGATGATAAAGTATATCTGAACAAATATTATCCCTGGTGTTACAAAAATTTCAAACCAACAATGGTATTACAGGGTTGGTATGATAGAAAATCAGCTAAGATTATATTTAAATTACTCTATGGACCCGATGCACTAAAATATGTCAGGTTTATAAAGGGTAAGAAAGCTTTAGAAAGGGGGTTTGACATAGGTAGGACCCTATATATAAATGGTAGGTGGGAATCTGTAAGAAAAAAGGTAATTGTTCCCAGAGAATTATTGGGGGAATTAGGCAGATTAACTAACTCACGCAGGGTATTTTCAAGAAATATCATGAGGGGGATTAATCCAGACTTACCCAACTATAAAAAGGAAAAGATATTAGTGGACCAAGTACAAAAAGCTTTTGGAAGTGGAAAAGATATTATTATACCAAAAATTGGTAGAAAAAAGATCACTAAACTACAGGAGGTTCAAAAGATTATCGAAACAAGAAAAAAATCTTTATATGAAGAGTGATCTAGAACCTGGGGTTAAAGGTTTAGCACTGAAATATAAGGCTATAACAAAAAGGTCTCTAGAAAAGTCTCTTAGCTGGGCAAAACGCCATTATAAAGATTATTCCAATTATGTGGTAAACTATACTAAAACCAGAAAGGTAGAACACAATCTTCAATTTATACTTAGAGAGCTATTATTCCAGGGATTCATACCAGAAGAAAAATTTACCAAGAAACCAGAATGTAATTACATTATTACTAATAGGTTAATCTTTGGAAAGAGATATATATACCCGGAACATTTTGGTCATGACTTTTCTATTATTAATAAAGGTTACCGAAATATCTATGAAGCAGTTAATTACATAGGAGTTTCTGGGTATACCAAAGTAGATGTAAAGTTTACTAGAATAAAGGAAGAAAATGGTGGAAATAACAAAGGTAAAAAGAGAAGAAAATAACTGGGATCTTAAACAGAGGTATGGTATAGAATCCTACAGGGTAAATTCTAGAAATCCAGAAGAAAGAACTACCCTTGAATGTAAAGAAATAACTATATCTTCCCGGGATGAATTTATAAAATTATCCGTTAAAATTGGGGAAGATAACCAAAAAAGCCTTATGATGTCTGAACTATTAAATTTTCAGTTCTACACCGAAAAGAAGATAGTTTTACTATAACTTAATAACAACACCTTTAATTTTTAAAATTATGGCAAAGAAAAAAACTGCAGGAAAAAAAGAAGTATCTCGCAAAGAAGTAAAGGGACTTATCTTCATCACTTATGATGATGGTTCAGTAGAAGTAACCATGGCCCCTGTATCATTTACTCAGGAAGAATTGATGGAAGCTCTGGGTCTGGAAACCGAAGAGGAAGAAGATGAAGATGATGATGAATCTTCAGATGATGAAGATGATGAAGATGAAGCCGGGGATGATGAGGATGAGGATTCATCCGATGAAGATGATGATGAAGATGATGAGGACTCATCTGATGATGAAGATGAGGTAGAAATCTCTGCAGAAGATCTCATGGGTATGGACTTCGAAGAATTGGAAGATCTTTGCGACACCAATGATTTGGAAACCGACCCCGATGACTATGAGGTAGATGATATCGAGAAATTCCGGAAACAGGTAGCAAAAGAACTCGGTATCACCTTGCCTAAAGCAACTGCAAAAAAAGAATCTAAGAAATCAGCTGGTAAAAAGAAAAAATAAAGGAGTCTTAGCTATTAACATTTGATTCCCGTAATACCCTGATTTTTTAAGTTCACCTCGTTAATGTAGGGGGAAATCCCCCTACATTATTACAAGAAAACCATTTTTTAACAAGATAAAAACAACTTAATTATGGCAACGAAAAAACCCGTAAAGAAAGCTGAAGTTAAACAGGCTTCAAAGAAAGATCCGGAAAAAGAAGCAAAACGTAAAGCCCGTATGGAAGCTATCAAAAATCGCCCGGCTGGTCAACGTCCCAACTCAAAACAATGCGACGTAATCGAACTGGCAAATGGTACGAAGGTTAAAACCTTTGCTATGCCAGTAAGAAAATTCGGGGTAGTGCTTACCACTGTTGCAGAAGATGCAAAAGGTAACGTAGTTTCCACTGGTATTACCACTTTGCCCGGTTTCTCGGTAAAAGTTAAGAAGGGTCATGGTATCCTGAAAGCTGGAGTACCGGGGATGGGTAAAGGAAAAGACGAGGTAGAAGAACAGGATGAAGATGAACAGGATGAAGACTAGTTCATCGTCCTACACTAGTAATCCTTGACTGCCGTTAGCCCTCTCTATTAATTTAGGGAGGGCTTTTTTATTCTAACAAAGGGTATCAAATCATGCTCAAAGAAGAAATAATTTATCTTGCAATCTGTAATCAGATTCAATTATATTCCCAACTTCTAGAAGAGGAAGATTTAGACCAAGAAAATAGGGGTATGGCAGAATATATATTGGATGAATCATTGAAAGTTGAAAAAGAGTTGGGGGATAAATTACAGAGAGAAAAACCAATAGAAAGACCAAAATGGTAAAACGTAGTTCATCAGAGTTATCCAGAATCATGGGTAGGATAAGGGATATATTTGATAGATGGAGGTCAATAGTGGATGCCCTAAATAATCCAAATATATCCTATGGTAGACAAGATAGTTTACTGAAATCCAAGATGTTATCAGAAGCCCAGATAAAACACTATCTAAACAGGGCTTCAAAACTAATAAGTGGAACTTTTACAGTAGTGAGTATTGTTAAAGAAGATGGGGTTATATATAAGAAAATCTATTGTAATATGGATAAAGATGATATAATCCTACATATCAAGTTAATGAACTCACTATTACCACCAGAACAACAAGTTGAGATTCTAGAAATAAAGAATTATAGTACCGATAACTTGTATCCAGAAACTATAATTCTATAAATAAATCATAAATACTATGGTAAAAGTTAAATTGAAACCCAAGAATAGTGATCAAAAAGATCATGTTAAGGAAGTAATTACTGATTCCAGAAAAGCTAGATTAGCTCTAAAGAACTATATGAATAAACATAACCTTGATCCAAATAAGGATTATTCCAAGGACAAGGTACATGGTCCAGTTATCAGCAAATATCAAAAAGTGATTAATGTTGGTATGAGGATGAATGATAAACTTAGAAAACCCAATGTTCACCCAAAGGTAAACACGGTTAAGTCAACTCCTACCAACTATGATTATCCCGATATTGATGGGCAACCAATGTCTTCTACTTTAAAGAAAAAGTATCGGACAAAGATGAGAGCTTTACTAAAGGCAAATATGTCAGAGGAAGCAGCTAAAAGAAAAGCTCTGGAAAGATTACAAGGGTTTATTTCTAAAGCTAAAGAGGAAGCAAAATCCGACTTGGATCAGAAACAAGAAAAGGTTAGTAAGAAACCAGAGTCTAAAGTAAAGAAAGTAAAACTTGTAAAAAAGATCAAAAAAGTAAAGAAAGATAGAGAAGAGGATTAGTTCCCATGGTTTAGGTTTAATAAGGTTCGGTGTTTTTTTAGGTGTATTCTTTCATGATTCTCTTCTCTTAAAGTCCCTCTCACAAGGAGGGACTTTCTTATTCCCAGATATTAATTTTTGCAAATATTAAAAAATAAATTATATTTGCATAAAGAAATAAATTTTAAAAGAAATGTTTAAACAAACCCAAGAAAACGTACTCTATTTCCTACTGGACATTAATATAAAAGCTCTTGATAACATTATAAATGATCCAGATAGTTTTAATGACTGGGAAATATTGTTATTAAACTACCAATCATCAACCCAGGAAATGGTTCAAAAAGTGAAATATATAAAGAGTTTCTTATCCAGTTTCAAAACCATAGGAGGTTTTCAATTAAGTTCCCATATAGTACTTGGTGAAATCATAAAAAAATATCCTACATGGTTTAATACTCTTAGAAGTACACTATTTAATATGGAGGAATCTCTTATGTTTGATTATGGGTATAGTATGGAAACAATCCAAGAACTATGGTCAACCTTTTTCACGGTAGAAGAAGATCACAATATGTCATACCATAAAATACTTAATTATGAAACCAAACCATTTTCACTCTAAATCAAGTGGGTTTTGTGAAACCAAAGAGGTAACTAATTCATCAAGAATCTCTTTATTGGAATTTTTCCCAAAAACTCAAGTATTGAGGGTAACTTTTAAAAAGGGAGGTATCTATGAATATGAAAAAGTATTGCCAGAAGTATTTAGAAAACTGGTAGAAGCAGAATCAATTGGATCAGCATTTCAATCACTAATTATAGGGAAATACTCATATAAAAAAATCTCTGACCATGGAAGATAATAATGATATTATCATGAGTTCTAAGCAGTGCATGGAAACTTTGGTAAAGGTGGTATCAAGGATAGTAATTGGTATTACCTTACTAATATTGCTATGCCACTTGTTTGATGAAGAACCAGAGAAAACTAAAGTTGGTAACTATTGGGTAAATGCAGACTACTCTATTCCCGTAACTCAAGTTAAATCTCTTAACTATGAAACCAGAGAGATTACTTATAGACCAGGTGGTAATTATGATAAACCCATAAAAGTAAGGGATGTAGAGAAAATTAATGGGTTAACCCATGAAGAGTTAATTGAAAGGATGGACTTAGATTATAACGATTTATCTGACTACTATGGGATCGAGTTTAGATAAAAACAAACAACCAATAGAAAACATATTCTTTTCAGCAGAAGAAAAACTTGTCACCAATCTAATATTTAGATTAGGTGATGTTTTGTATGTGCTAATGCAAGATACCCTTAAAGAGATGAATAAAAAGGGTATAGATCTAAAACATTTAACTAAATATCGCTTTAGGGTAATGTATAAATCGCTTGCAATGGCTAGAGACGCTTATAATAGATTCTCAAGCGATGTTGGTCAATTAAACCCAGACCAGGTAGATCAGTTTTTCACCGATTCCGATCAATTAAGAGAATTGATATTAATGATAACCCATAAAGTAACTGGAAATGATGATAACTATAAGGCTTTACTGAAGTTCTTGGAATCATTACCTGAATCTAACAGATAAGTTAAAAAACACGTAGGTTATGAAGAGATTAATAATTCTGATTCTAATGGTATATGGTACCATAGTATCCAATACTTTAAGCACTCCATCAGTAAATAATGATGATCTTTATGAAAGATACAAAACCCAGCTACAATCACGTGAATGGGATTTGTTCCTTAAAGCCTTAATCTTAGTAGAATCTGAAGGCAATCCAAATGTAGTTGGTAAATCAAATGATGTGGGTATATTGCAGATAACTCCCATATATGTAAAGGAGGTAAATAGAATTTCCAATTCTAACTATACATTGGAAGATAGGTATTCTATTAAAAAGTCTCTAGAAATGTTTAATATAATGCAAAACCATTACAACCCTAACCATGATATAAATAGAGCAATAAAATTACATAACCCAAAAGCTGGGTCATGGTATAAAGATAAGATAATGGTTAAAATGGACCAACTAAAATCGGGATATTATGTCTAAAGTATATGATAGGTCAATAGTATTATTGGCACATAAGGAATCATGTTTATCAATAAAAATTCAGAAGGATAGGGGGTTAAAAACTTACTTATGTATTACTTCACCAGATACTCACGAATGTGATGGGAAATGTTGGTACATGAGAAATTTTAAAGATAAATTAAAGAGTATGAGCCGTGAGAAAAATAACAAATAAACACTGCTTAGGGTGTGAATACTATAAAGTAAAGTGTAATGTATCTGGTTCTTCTAATATTTGCAATAAATATAAATTAAAAACTAAACAAGATGGACAAACCAAAAGAGTTAGAGCTACTAAATGATATAACCAACTTCTGGAATCAGTACAATGAATTACCTATTCAACACCCAAGTGAATTATCTGAGTTATCTCACCATATACATGGGATACAGTTATTATTATGTGCTAGAATACTAAGGTACATAAGCCCAGATCTATTTCCCACCTATAACCTGAATATGGGTAAGAAAGAAATGGACTCAGAGGAACAACTCAGGTATCTACAGACAATCATCCCAGAAGATTTAAAGAAAAAAATTTGCAAATAAGAAATTTCCCCCTTATATTTGCATTAACAAAATAAAGATAAATAAATATTAATTAAAAACCCTTTAAAACCTATTATCATGAAAGCAACTAAGAACATCAATGAAAAAGCTAACGTAGTAGCTAACATTGAAAATCCCGAGATCAAGGAAGTAAAGAAGGTTACTTCTAAAGTTACCAAAAAATCGGAACCAAAAGCCAAAGTAAAGAAAACCACTACCCCTCAAAAAGAGGAAAAGGCCGTAAAGAAAGTAAAGCTGGTAAACAAGAAAGCAGTTGCCAAGGAAGAGGCAGTAAAAGAAGTAAAGAAACAAGCAAAAGCCAACTTGGTAGAAGAGGTAGTAACAAAAAGAGAGGTAAAATATATTTACCCGGAGGATTGCCAGGACACCCTTTCAAGAAAAAAACATCGTCAGCAGGTACGAAACAAATTGAACCAATTGGAATTGGAAATGTACCGGATCAAAGACAAACAATCCAAAGAATATAAGGCCAAAGAAAAAGAATACCTGAAGTTCAAAAAGGAAAATCTAAAAGCTTCATAACATTCCCAGTAAAAAGGGGGAGATAGTTATCTCCCCCTTATACTATTATTAACCAATAACCTAAAATCATGAGGAATGTTAAGCTTGTCAGAAAAAACAATTCTCAAAGCTAACCGGGAATTGTTAGAACTACACAAAAGGTGCATAGTTACCTACCTAACTCAAAAAGCCGTAAAACACAGTAAGCAAAAAAAATTCTTTATCATCTATGATCATTACATTAGTGAGAAAAATATAAGAATGTATTTTCATAGACCAATAAAGATGTTTGTTTATGCTCTCATAACTGATCGTCTAGATCAAATTAAAGATTATTTCCCATGTATAGTGACCAAGTAAAAACTTTAACTCTAGATAAAACTCCTATCATTATTTCAATCCTGGATGCAAATGGCCGAGAAGTTGAAATTTCTAGAGATTATATGGTACAGGATTGGTTTTATAAATTACCAAATAATGTAATTGGGGCACCAGATTATGGTATATCTGGTTATTTCAGACAAGAAAACAAATTCATGAGGTCAGTGTTTGTTATCCAAGATAATGGTCCAGATAAATTATATGTAACTGGGTTTAAACTTGGTGACCCAAATAAAGATAGATTCAGATTAATGGGTAGTACATATATTACCTATTTCCAGGACAAAGAGTATGGCTATTATTTTCAAGTAGTATAAACAAAAAACAAAACTTATTATGAAAACTAAAGACTACATCAAGAAATTTAGAATGGACGAAGAGAATTTCGAATTTGATCGCGATGAATTTCTCAAGGAACTAAATAAAGAATTTCTAGACAGGCTGGAATTAACCCAAAAATACCGGGAATTAAATAAGATGGACTTTCCCTTCAAAGTATTTCAGGAAATAGTAAAAGAGATGCAATCCAAATTCTGGGCTATCTCCAATAAAAAGGTTGGTAAGCCTTTAACCCCCAACTTATTCTTGGCATTTTATGCCTATGCAGTAATCCCAGCCCGGGAAAAATATTTCCCTAAGGAACATGCCGAGATCTTGAAAAGGAGAGAAGAAATCAAGAAAAAACAGGAGGAAAAGAAGAGAAAGGCTAAAGAAGCTGCCGAGATGGAAATGTCTTACGATTATGATTATGATTAAGGGCCTGAGATTAAATAAGGGGAAAAATTAACCTGATATTATATAATCCCAAGTATACAAGACTAAACCTCGGTACCTGATGGAAAAGGCAATCCAAAAAATCTCGGAATTAATTTCCAGTAACTTATTACCTTCAACTCAATATAGCCTTAGTATCACCACAACTTCCATATCATTGAAGGTAACTGTAGGGGAAGATATGGGTAACTCATTATATCTTCTCCAAGAAAAACTCATAACCCTCTTAACTCATTTAAAATTTGAGGGTTACTGTAAAAAGAAGGGTATAACTTTGGTAAATAATACTATTTTATTATACCTGACTTTCTAGACCAGCATAAAATAGGGAGAATTTCTCCCTATTTTTGTGTGTAATAAAACTAGGTATGGCTATATATGTAATAAAACTGGTTAACTATGAAAAATGATAAAATAAGATTACCAAGACCAATGGGTGTTACCCAATTGATGTTTGAGTATAAACAAACTCAAGATCCAGCTATAATAGAGAAGATAACTTCATACTGCATACAACAGTGGATTATTGCAAATGGTAGACTATGTGGTAAGAGTTATTCCATCTTAGAATTAGGTAAATTTCTTAGATGTGATCCAGATAGGATTAGGATACATATGAGAGATCAGATGTTAAGTTCTAAATTATGGGATAAGGAAAACCAAGAAGCTATACTTGATTCATTGATGGGGCAACAAATATCCTGGCTCTTGGAAGATAGAATGGAGATAGCTGATCAAGTAAAAGTATTGAAAGAATCCCAAGGTGATCACTATACCCCATTTGTAACTAGTGAATTAAACAAAGCACTTGGTTTAAAAATGTCCAGCACCACTAACTTACAATCATTACTCAAGGGATTATCTGGTTCTGGATCAGTTAACATCTTTAATCAAGTAAATCAGCAGAACAATATGGTTGGTTTAACTATGGAAGAAGCTGTTGATATAATTGGGCAAGAAAACTCAAAAGTTTTAAACAAGAGTAAAGAGTTACACTATATAGAAAGTACCTATCATGTAGAAGAGTTACCAGAAGTAGTAGCAACTCAGCAACAAAACGTTGATACTGAAAAAGAGGGTTTAAATATAAGTAAAGCTGAATTAACCCTTATAGCTGATAACTATAAGGGGGCTTTAGAAACCTTTGATCAGGAACATCATGAGATACGTAGAGAAATAGAGTTAAATATTGATAGGGATAGTGAAGATCCAGAGTTATCAATATATCCAGGATAAACATATCAATTAACCAATACTATAGCGGATAAACCATCAAAACCAGTGGTTATCCGCTATTTTTTTATATAATTATTTTTGCATTAAATAAAAAATAAATTATATTTGCATAAAGAAATAAAGGGAAATAAACCCAAAGGAACTCTAACTAACACTAAGTAAAACACATTAAAACCTATTATTATGTCACAAGAATTAATTTCCCCAGTAAGTGCACCACTAGAAAATGGTACAAAAATATGTACTAAATGTCATCAGGTTAAGGAATTTGAGGAATTCCCAATAGATCGCCGGAGAAAGGATCACAGAAATATAGTCTGCAAGGAATGTCAAAAAAAAGAAAAAGAAGAAACCCAAAAGAAAAAGCTAAACCCTGTAAAGGGATTCTATCCTGAATTGTCCAAATATACTGCTGGACAACTGATCAAAGAACTCCAATACAGAGGTTATTATGGAGAACTGCAGGTTATGCAAAAAATCAAAGTAACACCAATAGTTAAATAACTTGGATATGAAAAAGCTACTTATCATACTGGTAATCAGTTCTATTATCAGTGGTTGTAAATGCCTCGGGATTTATAATAGAGATTCATATATTGAATCCTATGAGATAGAGATTCAAAACATGGATACCTATGAGGATATAGATGCTCATGATGTTGCTATGCAATTATCAAATCGTATCATAATGGATAAGAAGCTAAGATCTACTGATAAAGCTTATCTTATTGACTATATCATCATAATGCTAAAATCTTGGGAATATGAAGAGTTACCAGAAATTGAAGGATAAAGAGATGGCTGAAGCTATTATTAACCTTATCAGTCAGGATAAGTTAAATATAAGAATAAACCTATATGATAATAGGTTTGAATACCCAGAAAGGGTAGTATCACATAAAACCAAATTTATAGCTGGTGAATCCATCTATATGACAGCTATGCCAGCAAGGTACTATCCATGGTTTATATGTAAAGATGGGACTTGTTTTAACTTCCTACATTGCTACAAACACCTGGAAGTAGAGGATATTAACGGGGCATGGCATAGTTTTGTAACTTCACATGAATATGTAGTTGATAATAAGACAACCAGGTTATTTGATTCTCAAATCATACAACTGGAAAGTGGGGTAAATATTATACAAATACCCCCCAAGGATGTTAAACCGGGTCACCTATTCATGGATAATGAAGAGCAGATTGCGGTAGTAGTTGCTACTAAAAATGTGGAAGATAAGGTATGTATAAAATTATTATATGACCTAAAAGATACATTAGCATGTATCTTTCCCGAATTAACTGATGAAAACCAGATATTGTTTAATGTCTTAAAAACTGAATATACATGGTAACTGGAAACTTGATATCATACAAAAAAGGTCAATATCATATAGAATCTAAGTTTTTATGGGATTCTTTACTGGATCTATCAATGAAAACTGGGTTTACCAACTATAGGATTTTTTCTATAGCTTACAAACTATACAAGAAAAACTCTGGTTTATATGATATATTTGGTGATGAGTTGCTAGCTTTAAAAACATATCAACAAGCAGCACAAGCTCACTATATGACTTACTACCCATATTTACAATTCCTTGGGACAAAAGTAACTAGTTCATATAGATGGAGTAAGTCACCATGGCTTGGGTTCCCAACCACAATCAACAAAATATTAACTCAGGCTATTGACCATATTTCAAATCAACATGGCATGATAGATGGATCTATAGATCTATTGCTCCAACACAATAATTTCAAGGATAGATTAACCAGAGATTTACTTCTATCTATATGGGAAGGGGGTCCCTTAGATAAACCAACTATTGATAGGTGGATTCTCCATGTAACTTCTATGGTATTTTGCTTAAGTGCACCCGGCAAAGAAGAGGAGGTAGTTGGATTATTTGAGAAATTTTTTAAGGATAGCATTAGTAAAGTAAATGAACCGATAATAACATGGAAAGAAAAGAAAACAAGATGGTCTTGGATAAGTCATTGGCTTTAAAACTCAATGTTACTTATAAGTTAAAATACTTCAAAGGTATCAAAAAGTTACCATCCCAGGACAAGGAAAATCTAACTAGATTCTGGCAAGATGGGTTTGGGGAATTCTTAACCATGATATCCATACAGATTGGGTTTTATGTAAAAACTATATCTATAAACCCAGACTATTCTGGTAAGATAATATTCAAACTAGATCCAAGACTGAGGGGTGAATGGAATATCCCCCTAACCCAGGTGATATCCTATCTGTATCAACAATTTCCAATGCACGGTATAGATATGTCATACATAGAATCTACAAGTGATTCAGTAGAGGTAAGTTTTGCTTAGGGTAAAGGGGGAAATTTCCCCCTTTTATTTTGTCTATTCTAGAGTAATAAAATAAACATAACAAGGAATTTGTTTAAAGATATTAATATAATCTCTAGACTCTGTTATTTTGATGCAAAAAGCATATAAAACCCAGAAAATATTACCCGTGGTTTTTTGCATTAAATAAAAAATAAATTATATTTGCATAAAGAAATAATAAAAACCCCTACACCATGGAAAAAGACGTTAAATTCTTGGACAAGTTTACCAGATCAGTGGTAATTTTCTGCTCTATTTATGCAGTATTTCAATTGGTAAGAACCATCATCTAAAACATGGAAATCATGAAAGACAAGCTTTTTTGGTACTTGTGGGTAATATTAATATTAATCCTACTCCTGATTATAAAATCTATGGTAAACCACCAGGTAACTGAATTACCTGAACCAAAGACTCCAAAATACCAGATGGTAACCCCAATGCCAGACTTTAAACCAGAAATCAATAAACCCGAAACCATCAAGATAGAAACTTCAGTTGAACCATTTGAAACAGTAGAATTGGATATTGAAGAAAAAATCATCTTAGATGAACAGGGAAATGTTAAACGCATAAAATACATCAAGCCATGAGTCCAGTTAAAAAAGTAAAAAATCCCGTTAAGAAAGTAGAAAACCAGGATAGCCCTATCTATAATGATGGAGGTATTTATTCACCAATCCTTACTATTTTGACAAAATCAGGTTCCTTAGATCAGGGTTTTCAATTTCAGTTAACTCAGGAAGAAGAGGAAGTAATGAATGGGTTTTTCCACAAACTGGTTGAATGTCATCTAGGTATGCAAAATAGAACTGGTATAGAATATCTATCCAACTTAAGTGATAATGAACCAGTATATATAAAGATATTATGTACTCTGGATAGTAAGAAGGTACGAAATATAATGGCTGAAAAATGCAGGGATCAGGTTATTGCCATTTACATGGAAAAGGTAAAACAGATATTAGATAATCACAGAAAAGATCCAGACAACCCATCAACCAAAGAAGCTATCCTAGATCTTGAATCAGAACTGAAAAGTAGATACGAAATAGCTACTGTACCACGGGAAAAATCAATCTACCTTAATTTCCTGGTAGAGATTAACAACTACTTCTTATTCTATAACCCCCACATTAAAAAATAACCAAAACCATGAAAAACTTTATCACTAGATCAGAAGTACTTCTTCAGATCGAAGAACAAGACAATTACTCAGATGTTACTCTACTTGAAGTTTCAGAAGATTTTGTAGAAGATCTGCTGGATAAATTAATAAGTAAACTTAACCCAACTTATAGACATAAAGTTGAAGCTGCCTACCTAGAAGTTAGAGTAACACTAGATCCAAAAGCTCTAACTGAAGAAATCGATAAATACTATATGGGCAAGGTTATCCAGGATTTTATTAATACATTAGATGAAATAAGATCCAAGATCGACAACAAGGAACACACAGAGGGAGATCTAGAGAATATAAATGGTATGAAGAACTTCATTCTTAACAACTACAATAAATATGATTTGTATTCTCTAGACTTTATCTATATACTGAGATTAATCTACGACCTCGAACAAAAAACAAATGAAAATGAAAAATCACTTTAACTACCTAGAAGGTCAAACTAGCCGACTAAATTACCTAGAAGGTAAAATTAGTGCCTACCGAAATATCCTAACCGAGTTCAAACATGAACAACCGAACATGATCAGGAAGAACCTCGAATTCTACATCCAAGAACTAACTAAAGACCAAGATCAACTCCTCCAAACCCACAAACAAAAACAAATCAAAAAACTAAAAACTATTAAAAGGATTCTGTACCTGATCTCGGTAATTATATCTTTAATATTCATAATCCTAGCCCTCACCAACTAAAAAACAAACAAAATATCAAAAATATCCATACAAAGAGAGTATATCAAAATAATATAATACATTTGGTATACTCTTTTTTTGTTTATTTTTTAAAATCCTAATGTTGTTATCAGATACTCAAAAAGGATCTCTAACAGTACTTTCAAGAGAGTCGACGAGCTCGGTACCGCACCCATACGTACCCAACGGACTATGGTTAGCTATAGAACAACACTGCTCTCTGAGCTATTTTGACATAAGGAATTTTTAACCAAGTCAAAAGCTCACTTTCAATAGGGCCACACTATCCCAAACATATCAAAACTATCACTTTATCAAAATCATCAAAAATAGCCTACTTTAGGGCCTGAAAAATTACCGATTTTTACCACTTTTCTATAGGGGGTTAGAAAAAAAGCTACGTGGTTAAAAGGCTAGTTATTTTGATTCAATATATGTTCAAAAACATACATCCGAGCTTTATTACACTTCTTCAAAAGTTCAAAAAAGCCATATAACTATATCATTAGGCCTTCATAAAAGCTTTTTTAACAAGTCAAAAATGGGCCAATTTTGGCCATTTCAGGTACCGAATTTTGAAAAAATTCAAAGAAAGTATAAAAAAGTATAAAATTGGGCTCGGATTTATTAAAAATCGGCAATAAAATCGGTACCGAATTCGGCCTTTTTCGGCAATAAAATTTAGGGATTCAGGCACCGATTTTTTATCAATTTCAGGCAATAATTTTTAATATTCAGGTACCGAGAATTTTAATAAAATTATTATACCTACCGAGAAATATTTTTCAGGCAAGGGAATAAATTATTTCAATAACCAATTTTTAAGGAATAATATTAATTCTTAAAAGCAATTTTAAGGGGGAATTCCCCTTCACTAGTAAATTAAATTTAATAACATGGGAATTTTATTAGATAAAATAAAATAACTCTCTAGAAGCAAAGATTAAAAAATCGGCAATTTATTAAAAATTAGGTAACCAATAGGGCCGAGAAAAATTTATTTGCAATTAAAAATTAATAATATTATATTTGCATATAAATAAAAAGGGAACAAACCGATTAAACCTTAAAGACTATGGAAAAAACAAAATCAGAACTTTGTTGCGAAGCCTTATTAAAAATTCGCGATATTAATAATGCTAGAATCCAGAACATCCTAGAACATCGTTATGAACAGGCAATGAGGGAAATAAGATTCGAACCAGAAGAGGCTCTACAAAAGAGAGATCCTGAATTCCCAGGCCTTTATAATGCTATCAGATCTAGAATGGAAGAGAACTTGAACCAAGATTTTTCTAACTATGATACCCAGGATTAAAAAGGATGAATTGTTTGTTCACTAAATTAGTGGGTATTTTAAATAATATCTAACAGTAAAGGACCTTGTATAAAACTTGGTCCTTATTTTTTGTGATCATATTTCTAATACCAACTACGTAAACCTAGCTACAAAGACAAAATTTCAGTATAGGCCTAAAGGGCCTAAATTTGCTTGAAATTGATTATAAAGCTATATCGCTTATAAAAGGCCTAAAACGCTTAAAATGATAAAGCGCTTGAAGTAGACATTAATCCTAAGTATAATACTGGGCTCGGTTATCTGGTATAAGATACAAGGTATAGTATAACATGTAATACTGGGCCAAGAAGAATATTCTTTATGGGACAAGGCCCAATTCTATGTATCATGTAAAGTATAATACTAGGCCTATCATTATATGTATATAATACTATACTCTTCATTTCTACCAGGGGGTAAAGTTTTATACAGGCCATCTTGGTATATTGGTCACATGGCCATCTATAATATTGGGCTCACATATAAGCCATCTACAAAGGCCTCTGGACCCAGCTACAATCGAGGCCTTCTCAATAGGCCCTATGGACCCACAATTATATATAAAAATATATATAATAATGGATATAAAAAATTGATATACAAATATATATCTATAAAAAAATCTAATGAAAAAAAAGTATATATAATTTTGTATATATAAATTTTTGATATATATTTGTATCAAACAAAAGGGGAAAAAGATAGTTTAAAAAAATCCTAAATTTTCTAAATTTTTCCCTATAAATAAAAAAATTTAGGTATAAAATTATGAAAGCAAATGAAGTTTTAGCAAAAGGAAATGAAATTTTGGCAATCAATTCAAACAATCGCAAAAGTATTTACAAAAAAGAATTGTTTGCAGAATGCAAAACGGACAAAGAAAAAAAAGCATTAAGAATTAAATTACGTAAAAAATTGTATAACTTTTTTGCTACCTTTTTGCAAGTTGAAAAGAATCCGCAAAAATTAAATGAGTTAAAAAAATTGTGGAAAGATTATGCAAAAGACGTTTATTTAAACGTTTCGGATATTATCGAAAATAATGCAAAAGAGGATAATATTAAACTTGCAAAAAGATTTTTATCCGTTATGAACAAATAAGAATAAAGGGGATTTTTCCCCTTTATTTTAAACTTAAAAATTTAAACAATATGGAAACAGAAATGAAATGTATAACGGATTATTTACTTTATTTTGATTCTTTTTTTACTGAATTAAAAAAGGAATACAAAATAAAAAGAATACAATATAGACAAATAAATTTAGGTTGTTTTTGGTTCTTTTGTATTGATACTAATTTAACAAAAGAGGAGCAACAAAATTTATTTGTTCATTTAAATATTGGAGACGAGCAAATAAAAATAGAACAAAAAAATAATTATTTATTTGTTCAGATAGTTGCATAAATAAAAATAAATTTTATAAAATTGTCCCCTATTTTTAAATAGGGGATTTTTGCATATAGGGACACCGTGTCCCCTTTTTACTGCCACCAGATTTTGAAAGCATAGTAATGGGCTCTCCACACACTGCACACATAGGACACACCACTACACCAAAACACAAATAACCCACCTGATCCCAAATTAAAAAATCCTCCTATTATGTTTTCAAAATAAATTTAAATAACACAAGAAAAGGGCAACCTCTAGTAGATTGCCCCCTTATTAAATAATAAAACTCTTTGCTAAAGAAAAATAAAACTCTAGATAATCAATTTTTGCTTAGGTTCCAAAACCTCCAGGGTATAATTCATTACCGAAGGGGTTATAATGAATAGTTGACCAGAATCTGGGATGACCCCCCCCCTCTGTATCAATATTAACCGTAAAGGTTTTCCGATAACCATTGATCTTACAAAAATTATCGGCCCTCTTGTTCACCTCTTCATTGATGGATTTTAATTCATCATCATTGGGATTGGGATTTTTATCAAATAACTCAGAGGCATATTGAAAAATAGAGTTTAACAGCTTGGGTTTAAACTCTTCTATTGGTAAATAAGGATAGTTTGCCATTAGGGTAAAATTAAGTTGTTTTTAAAAAATGCTATTGGTTTTTTATCATGAGTAGCTAGGGAGTAGTAAGTTAAAAATCCATTGGATCTTTTTACTAATACTATACGTTGCTTACAGGATATACCTCTTTCGGAACAAAATTTCCTGAATTCATCATTGATGGTCTGTTCTATGAATTTTTCATCCTGGTTACTGGTCAGGACTTTCAGGTCTTTTAGGATCTCGGTAAATTCATAAACTAGTTGTGATGTGTTCATTTTCTATGGATTAGGCAATTGATAGTGTGGAAAATCAAACCTATTAACCAAATTGGTGAGGTTAGAAAGATTATAGTAAGGATTAACCAATTAACCCTTGACCCATCCTCAAACATTGGATTGTCTTGGATAAATGATTTGTAAACAAATATTGTAAATAATAGACCAAAGAGGTAAATGATTGTTACAAAAATCATAGGGCTATTAAAGCTATTAAAAGTGAACATGAGATTATTACCAGTACAATTTTTAAGATGGCTATGGTATATGAATTACCAAATTCATTCTTCATGTAAGAATGAATGGCCATTAACTCTGCTAGATTATTTAATTGAAATTCAGAATACTTTAACCATACCAGAGTTCTTATTTGATGCCAGAAGTTGAACATACTCTATCTAATAATTTAGTTAATTTTCGGTTAATAAGAATACTGTGTTCTCTTGATAACCCTTTGTCCAATAATTCTTTTATATGGGTTAACTTTCTCGGAATCTGATTAACTGCTAACAAATGATCATATTTATCCTGGTCAAATTGACTTACGATAAATTTACTGTTACCAATTACTTTTAGATCCTTATCTATCTTCATTTGATTATTAAGGGTATAAACCCCTTTTTCGGCTTTTATAATCTTAGCCTTTTCAAAATGAGCTGGACCAGTTACTAAAAATAAATCTCCTTCTTTCAGTTTCATGAGTGTATGAATTTAAATTTTTAAGTTTCATTGTTAAAAAGTTACCTCGCAATACCAGTTTGTACCATATATAACCTTCTTTTTGAACATATGAAAAAACTAACAGTATTGGGAGTTTGTGGAGCACAAGGTGCTTTGCTTTTCCCATTTAGGAAATACTTAATTGGTAATGTTGAACCAAGATCAGTCTTTCATACTAAAGGAGAAGAACAGTGGAAGTTGAATTTCGGGGGAATTCCTTTTACTAGATCACTTGATAAATTTCAAGATAGTAAACCAGATATCATAATAGGATCACCATCTTGTGGACATTCAAGTGTATTTAGTTATTCGAGGAAAAAAACACTTGGTAAACCCAGGGAAGATATTACTTTAAACCTATTTGTTGAGTCTATTTTAAAGTTCAGACCCAAAATTTTCTTGATGGAAAACCTTCCAAAATTACTAGATTTGATTCCACTTGAAGAATGGAGTGAAAAATTATCCATGTATGATCTAATAGTACATTGTCATTCCGTTTTTGATCTCGGGAATTCACAAAAATCAAGGAAAAGATTGGTGTTGATTGGTGTCAAGAAGGGGTCTAAGATAAAAATTGACCCTTTTAGTAAAATTTTTCCAGTAAATAAGCCTTTTTTAGTGAAAGATATAGATAAAATGATCAGAAAAGAGCTCAATTTCACTGAAAATGGGTCAAAAAAGTTAGCTATGTATCATTTTAATGATAAAAATAAGAGAACTTTAACCGTAAATGAAGTAAAATCATTGTGGAATGGTGATTTTATAGATGAATGGAAGTGGCCAATGAAAGGTACTAAGATGAAAACTCTTCCCGGAGTATATAGAAATAAGCCTACTGCTTACCCATTGACCATAAGACCATCAAACAGACAATTTAACCCATTGGGATTACCCATGGGGTTAGAGGAATTTAGAGTTATAATGGGTTTTCCAAAGAGGTATAAAGTATATTTTGATCCCAAAGATCGTACTTATTGGTTAAATAAATCAAGAAATACTCTATCTAAGGGATCAGTATATGAAGTTGGAAAGTGGTTCAAGAGATGTTTATTTCGCGCGCACGTATAGGAAATTTTTTACTTACTAAAGTAAGTAAAAAACTATACTCTATCTTTAGATAGAGTATAGTATTGTCTACTAATTATTTACATTATGTTTATTAGTGCATAATATCTATATAGCCTGATATAATCCCCTATCCCCCCTATAATCCCCCCTTTCCCCTTAATCATCTTCAAAACACTATTCTACTCAAAAATCAGTTACTATGGAAAAACTACTCTACTTTTTGATGGGATGTTTGTTAGTGTTCTTAGTTATGAATATATTCAATAAACCCAATGGGGTAAGATATATTGATACTCCAAGTTTTGTTGATACAGTATTTGTAGATAGATACCTAAAACCAGAAAAAGAGTATAAGTACATAGAAGTACCAAAACAGATAACTGTATGGAAATATGATACAGTGTTTGTGGATAGCATAAAGCTAGTTAGAGATACCATAGTTATATATCAGGATAATGGGGTAAAACTGGATATATCAACTCAATTTCTAACTCAATATCCGTATAATGATAAGTTAATCTCAATGGTATTATCAGATAAAAAACTTGACTTGAATCTGTTAAGTACTAATGGTAATATATACTCAAAGAATCACGATATTAATACCAAGTTATACACTTATAACTATATCAATAATGATTTAACTTTCAAAAGAAAACCATTTTTTCAAAGATTTTCACCAGTAGCTCAATTCACTATAAGACCATTCCATAATCTGTATGATATTGACCTTGGCTTAAGATACAATACCAGTAAATTTAATTATGAACTTGGTCTTAATTCATTCTATTACCCAAGAATTAACAACTCTTTGGGTATTGATCTGTATTTAAGAGCTAGTTATATTTTCTAATATGGCAAAAGTTAAACCAAGTAACTACTTAGGTCCAGAAGAGATAAGGACCCTAGCTAAAGTATCACAGGATGTATTCCTATTTTCAACTTTCTGTTGGGTTATAAATCCAGTATTGGGTAGAGTAAAGTTTGACTTATATCCTTATCAAAAAGCAGTATTATATCAGTTCTTGAAGGAAAGGTTTAATATCATCCTTAAGTTTAGACAAGCTGGTATTACTGAATTGATAGCCATGTATTGTTTATGGCTAACCATGTATCACCCCAATAAGAAAGTAAACATTATCTCAATTAAAGATACTGTTGCTAAAAAAGTACTGAAGAAGATAAAGTTTATGTATAAAAATCTTCCTTGGTACTTACAAACACCAATTATAAATGGTAGAACTGGGGAATATGGTTCTGCATCTACTATGGAATTCTCCAATGGTTCTATCATTGAATCAATACCAACCTCGGATCAAGCGGGTAGATCTGAATCCCTGTCACTCTTGGTTATTGATGAAGCTGCCATAGTAAGATGGGCATCTACTATCTGGGCTTCGGCTTTCCCCACACTTTCTACAGGTGGTTCTGCTATAGTTAACTCCACTCCTTACGGGGTTGGTAATTTTTATCACAGTACCTGGGTAGATGCTGTATCTGGAAACAGTCCACTTAACCCCATACGGTTAAGGTGGCAAATGCACCCAGATAGAGATCAAGATTGGTATAATGAGATGGCTACTGCTCTTGGTCCTAAGAGAACTGCCCAGGAGATAGATGGAGACTTCTTATCATCTGGTAATACAGTATTTGACTTGGCAGATATCAAGGGAATAGAAGAGATGCTATCTGACTATCCACCATTGAGAGTAAGACTTGGAGGACAGTATAGAGAGTTCAATGATCCAGATCCAAATACTGAATACTTTATAGGGGCAGACTGTTCCACTGGTAGAGCAACTGACTACTCTTCATTTACTTGTATGAGTAAAGATGGTGAAGAAGCTGCCATATACAAAGGAAAGATACCACTTGATAAATATGCTAGATTGTTGGGTGATACTGGTGAGAAATTTAATTTTGCTACCTTAGCACCAGAAGCTAATGATATTGGCATGGCAGTAGTAATCAAGTTACAAGATGAAGGCTATCCTAATTTGTATTATGCTAGAAAACTCTTGAAAAAGAAAGGTAAGAACAAACCAGAAGAAGAATTGGTACCTGGTTGGATTACCACCCAAAAGAATAGAACCCTTATAGTGGAAGGTCTTGAAAAAGACATAAGAGAAGACTCAGTTATAATCAAAGACCCATTTTTTGTACAGGAAGCCTATACTTTCATCTATGATGGCATGGGTAGACCAGTAGCTATGGGTAAACATAAACTAAATTCTTCATCAGTGGATATTGATCTTGAAGGTCAGACTTATTCAGATGATGATATATTTGGAAAAGCTATCTGTAACCATATACGAAAGACCACAAATAGAAATACAGTGGTATTACCTCAGTAATCTCTAATAACATTGTTATGGTAAAAATAAATCTACTTGGTTTATTTAGGAAAAAACCATTAAATAAACCATCCACTTCTTCAAACAAGGATCCAAACAGTATAGGTACGGTATCTCCAGGTAGAGTATCTGAACCAGATCAACCATTATCTAGGATACTTAGTATTGGTGATTTTACTAATCTAACTGATACATCATTTGATAGAGATCTTATAAAGCTAATAAGAAGTCTATACAAGGTAAATCCAGATGTTAGTATAGCTTTACAGGATATGTTTAAGTTATCTAATACTGGACATACCATTACTTTTCCCCACAATACAGATAAAGAAGCTGACGCTATGAGAAAACACCTATCAGAAGCATCAGCTAATTGGAGTAAGTATACTTCTGGTATAGATGGTCTGGTAAACAAGTTTATAGTACAGTGCCTAGTAAGCGGTGCTATATCAGTGGAAGCAGTACCAAATAAGAGTTTGGATGGATTATCTACCATCTTATTTGTTAACCCAGAAGATATCTACTTCAGAAGGTTAAATGATGGTGTATATCATCCATATCAGAAAAATCCAAACCCAGTACTTAGTGGTAAACCAGATTTCATAAAGCTAAATACTGAAACCTATTTTTATATCAGTATGTATAATGATACTGATGAACCCTATGGAGTACCACCATTCATGGCAGCACTTGATTCCTTGAAGGGTCAACATGATATGAGGGTTAACTTCAAACATATAATGGAATTGGCCGGTTTAGTGGGTTTTCTAGAAGCAAAAATGGAAAAACCATCTATGAAACCCAATGAATCTTATGAAGCTTATTCTAGAAGGTTGGAAAATACCCTACGTAAGTTGAAAGTGAGCTTAATGGGTGGTCTAAAGGATAATGTGGTAGTTGGATATAAGGATGACCATGAGTTTAAGCTAAACTCCACCACTAAAGATATTGCTAATATAGAAAAACCCTGGGCAATAAACCAACAGTCAGTTGCTAATGGGTTAGGGGTAAATGGCAGTATAATTGGTGTACAAGCTTTGAATACTGAGGGTGCATCTGGGGTATTATTATCCAAGTTGATATCTCAATTGAGGAATATCCAGATGTTAGCTGGATTTATCCTTCAAAAAATTTATACTCTCGAGTTGAGGCTAGCTGGATTTAACAACAATGGTATAAAGGTAACCTTCAATACTTCAACCATATCCGATGAGTTGAAAGTACAACAGGGTATAGAGTATAAGATAAGAAACCTTACATCACTGTATAACCAGGGGATAATTGGTCAATGGGAATTTGCTAGAAGTATGGGATATGAAAAACCAGATATGGAAGAACCAAGGCAAACTCAAGAAGATGATACACAAGTACCATCAGTATCTTCACCCGATGATGATGCTAAGAAGAAAAAAAGAGAAGCGGATAAAGATACATCGGATAGAAGAACCAGAGATAAAAATAAACCAGTACCAAAAAGAGCTGATCAAGATCCACGAGTAAGATAACACAATTAAAAATTTAACAATTATGGGTAGAATGGTAGATACTATGGTATTAGGAAGTGGCCATAGTATGATGGTTGGAAATCTTACCAATAAGATTGCTTTACCATCATTTTCTGAAAAGTTTTATCAAGCTTCTAGAGTAGAAGTAAATAAGTTTGGTCTTTTTGGATCAAATACTGATTACAACACTTATTATCCTGACGTAACACCAGAGGATGTAAAACCCAAGGATAGTGAGTTCATAGAACCCGTTTTTAGAATGCTATCCAATTGTATAGTAGCTAAAAACTATATGCCCACTGAATTCCCAAAAGATATATTAAAAGCTTCCATGGGTTTATTATTGGGGCAAACTGTAAACTGTGATCATGAGACTGAAATTGGCAATGCTATAGGTTCTGTAAAAGAAGTATCTTGGCAAAATGCTTATACTGATGAAACCATGGGAATAGAAATCCCAGCTGGTATCAATGCAGTATTAAAAATTGATGCCAAAGCTAATCCACGTATTGCAAGGGGTATAATGATGGACCCACCATCAATACACTCAAATTCAGTTACTGTACAATTTGAATGGAAACCATCTCACTCTTTTGAAAAAGAGTGGGAATTCTATGATAAAATAGGTACTATAGCTGAAGATGGTACTATGGTAAGAAGAATAGTTACTAATATCATATCCTATAAAGAAACCTCATTAGTATCTCATGGAGCTGACCCCTTTGCACAGATTATTAAGAATGGTAAGATAAATAATCCTCAATATGCTGGAGCCACTTACTATTCCTTCTCTGATATGCCCCCAATGGATGAGAAAACTTTGAGATCTAAGATAGCTTATCTGGATTTCAAAGACATTAGATCTAATGATATAATGTACAATACCAGTAAACCTAATTATGAGGGAAACCAAAACCCAAAAATACAAAACGATATGAATGAATTACAAAAATTCCTTGATCAACTCTTTAGTGATGGGGTATTAAGCTTGGCAGAAGGTAGTACACCATCTATGGAGGTAGCTCTTTCACAGGTGAAAGATTTAGTTGTAGCTAAAAATTCCTTAACTCAGGAAAAAGCAAAAGCTGATCAGAAAATATCTGAACTCCAGGGTGAAGTAACTTCACTCAAAGAACAGATTTCAGCAAATCAGGCTATGGTTAATATCGGTACTAGCCACTTGAGTGAAGTAAGAAGTTCTGCCATTGCTTCATATAAGAAATTATATGGGGATGATAAGGTAGATCAGAATATCCTTGCTTTACTTGAAGCAGACAGTACCAATATTGAAACTTTGCTTTCCCTGAAAGCAACTTATGATGCTCAGCTGGATGAAAAATTCCCAATGAGATGTGCTAAATGTGGATCTCATGATGTAAGCAGAGCTTCCAGTTCCATTCAAGGAAATGATCCAGAAGATGGAACCATGAAAAACTCAGAAAATAATAGTGTATTTGATACCGTTAGTAGCATTGCCTATAAAAAGAACAAATAATAACCTTTAAATCTTAGAAAAATGTTTAACAATCCTCAATTAATGACCAAAGTGGGAGCAGTTACTCCCCGAGTAGTTATCTATAAGAGTGAATCTCACAAACTTCATCAGGCATTCCCTGTAAAGAAGGGTGATAACATCGTAGCTGGTCAGCCAGTAAAACTCAATGAAGATGGTACCATTTCTCCATATTTTGGTACTACTGGAGTTTATATTGGTATTGCTACTACTAATAGCGAAACTCCAGCTTATAATGACAATGAAGTTACGGTTATGTGCCGTGGGTTTGCTGTTATCTATGGAAAATCCAATGGCCAAATCAAAGCCGGCCTTGTAACCCCAGATTCTATCGATGACGATGATCAATATGTAAAATGGAATCAGGGTATGGGTGATGATCACTTTGTAGCACTGAACACTGCTTCTGGAGCAGGAGAATTGATTCAGATCCTGGTAAAATAATTGTAAACTTAAAAAAAATAAATTGACAATGGAACCACAAATTGATATCACTAAAATGAAAGCTGCAGACTTCATCAAGGAATTACCTCAAATGGTACAGCAGCTCGATGCCTTCAGACAAGGTAATAACAATGTACTCCCCACTGATATCAGCCTTTCAGAATTTGTATCCAATCGTTATGGATTGGATCTCAATGATTACTATGAAAAGCTGGGTATCAATACCAAAAAAGATACCATGCAGAATATCTTTTCCATGCCAGATCAGAGTATTCGCTGGTTGGTACCGGAAATTATTCGTAGTGCTATCTACCTTGGTATGAAAGAAGCTCCTTTCTATCCCAACATCATCGCCTCAGATCAGTCAATCAATGGGTTATCAGCTATCATGCCTTTTGTTAACCCCTCAGATGCTGCCCCAGCAAAAGTAAACGAAGCTGAAACTATCCCACTTGGTACTGTAAGCTTTGGCCAGAAAACGGTAAAACTCTTCAAGATCGGTAAGGGTTTCAAAATCACGGACGAAGTAAAGAACTACGTATCACTGGATGTGATGTCTATCTTTATCCGTGATTTCGGGGTTCAGCTTGGATATGCCCTGGATACTTTAGCTCTTGATGTAGCTATCAATGGTAACCAGGCTGATGGTTCAGAATCTGCTCCAGTTATTGGGGTATATGATAATGCAGCCGGTATCCAGTATAAAGACTTGCTCCGTGTATGGGTAAGAGCTTCCAGACTTGGCCGTGGTTTCAGAACTATGGTAGGTGGGGAAGACCAAGCTATCCATATTCTTGATCTGGATGAATTCAAGAATCGTCAATCTGGTACTACCACGGCAACTCTTAATCTTAAGACGCCGGTACCCAACAGTGCTGATTTCTACATTCATCCAGGTGTACCAGAAAATCAGGTACTGTTGATCGATCCTAAAGCAGCACTGATCAAATTAACTGCTCGTCAGTTAACCCTTGAATCAGAAAGAATCGTATCGAACCAGACGGAAGCTACTTATGCTACCATCACTACTGGGTTCTCCAAAATGTACCAGGATGCTGCTCTGTTACTTGATGGTTCTCAGGAATTCTCAAGTGCAGGGTTCCCCGACTACATGAATGTTGATCCCTATCTTACGGTTCAGATTGAAAAGTAGTCTAATAAACACAACTATTAAAACCCCGGTATCATATTTGGTATCGGGGTTAATTTAAAAATAATAAACTATGGCTAAACAATATATTTCACTTGGTAAGAAAGCTGGTATCTTTTATGATCCATCAGTAAACCTTTTAGTAAAAAAAGGTCAAGTAGTAGAAGTTGAAGAATCAAAACTCCGTTCTCCCAAGGTAAAAAATGCCTTAAATGGTGGTCATTTGACCATTGTACAGGGTGAAGCACAAAAACCCCAGTTATCACTGGACGATCTTCAAAGTAAGTTCGTGGATTTACTGGATGCTGGTACAAACCCAAAGAAAATCTCCAGTAGTTTTACTCTGGACCAGTTGAAACAGCTGGCTGAGTCATATAACTTGGAAGTAGAAGAAAGTGATACCAAGTTATCCTTGGTAGAAGCTATCTCAGAAGAAATTGGATCAGATGGTGAATCTGAAGAAGAACCAACTGAAGAATAACCTTAACTAATCAAAACATGGTAGTAGATTTTTTATATACTACTGTGGGGTTAGAAGCAAAGTTTACAAATTTATCTACTGAAGTCCCAGATGGTAACACATACCTCTGGGACTTTGGTGATAAAACCCCTACCAGTAGTGATCCAAATCCATCTCATAAATATGAAGCTTCTGGTTTTTTCAAAGTAACATTAACTGTACTTAACCCAGAGTCATTACCGGTTGAAGGGGGTAAAGCTGAGTATCTCATTGCTATAACTGATAAAGCAAAAACTCATTTATCCGGATCAATATATCAGCTAATTGATATTTATATTCCCAAAGATATTTTTGGTGATATAAGTACCAATATAAAACGCCAATTTATTAATAAATGGCAGTTGTATTTACAACCTCTAGTGAATCATGAAGTACCATTGGAAGAATATTCTAATGAATTGTATTATGAAGCTCTAGAAAATCAATTAATTATGGAATTGGCTGCTTATGATTATATGGCAGTAACCATAGCAAATATGATTAAAGCTCAGTCACAATCCATATATAACTCTTCTTCAAGTAGTAATCCAGATGGTGATGAAACTGGACAAACTACTGGTGGTGAGGTTAAAAAGATACAAACTGGACCCACTGAAGTTGAGTACTTCGATCCTAAAGCTGACCAATCTGATATATCATCAGTGGTTACTAAAGCATTATCCCCTGGTGGGTTACTGGACACCATGAAAGAAAATTTGTGTATGTTAGCTAGTCGGTTGGAGATATACTTACCAATATGTAACATGCTAAGTAAAGTGGTAGTACCAAAAACAGTTAACAAGAGACAAAAAGGTCCACTGTCTGGGCCAGATCCATTTAATTTACTCCGATAGTCATTGTAACTATGAAGGCTAAGAGAATACCAACAGCTGCCTGGGATAGGTACAAAAAGATAGTTCAGGATTTTATAGATGTTGATTCAGGTAAACAGCCCTTTACTTGGTTAAGACATATAGATCAACCATTGTCATACGGAGAAGATAGTGGCACTCTATATACACCCATAAGTTTAGAGGGTTTGTTCCAATATAACTATATAAAAACTTGGCCATCTAATGGTTCATCAATACCAGGAGAAGTAGATACTTCTAATGTAGTATTATACATATCCAAACAGTTACTTGAAGAAAATGGGTATCTGGATAAAGATGGTTATTGGGATTTCAATTGGTCTGAAGATAGGTTTATATTAAATGGTAAAGTATATAAACCAGATGGAGATACACAAGTAGCTCAGGCTAGTGATACTCCCATATTGTTTTTTATAATACTACAAAGGGAAGATCCAGAAGAAACAAAGAAGTTAAATGGGTATGTTGTAGACGGTACTGATAACATATCCATATCTAAATACTTAAGTAAAAACTAGACGATTATGCCAGGAACTAAAGAAAATTTTGTAACCATACCATGGGGTGATGGTACAAATGATAATATATACATGGATTTCTCCAAAGTAGCTGAAGGAGAACCTATTCAGGTATCATCTGATGATAATTCATCAACCCAAGAAAGGGGTAAGGTATTTGAATTCAAGGGTAAAACTGATGATTCAGGTCAGTTCCAAGCATCAGCTTATTTAAAAGTAGTTCAACAAGTTGATAATTCATTGGTAGCTACTTTTGAAATATCCCCATCTATTTATTAACTCATGTAAAGGGGTACAAACACATGGAAAAGACTAATTTAGTAATCCCCGCTAACAGCTCACCAAATAGTGATAATCTTGAATTGATATCAATTATCCCATGGGATAAATCAGATAGTTCTCAGGGCCAGATCACCGTATATCGTGACCTTACTAAGAGTGCACCAACATTCTTAGTGTGGTCATCTGAGCGTATAGTGGAGGAAGAACGAAATAAAACTATAGTTATAGAAGCTGTTAAGATAGGGGTAAGTGAGGGTAAAAAATCATATGCTAACCTTGATATAACTCAAGAAGCAGCTACTTATGATTATGTACTTGAATTATACTCTGATATAGAAGACAATACAATACCCTCTACTGGTGGTTCATGTAATATAACTGCTGCTTTAGTAACATATCGTAACGGGAGAAAAGTATCAACTATTAAAGTAAACCCACAATTATCTGGATCATCAACTGGTTTTAAGCTGGTTGGTAATGTGGTAACTGCTGAAAATAGAAATATGGTAATAGGTCCAGATAGATATATAGTAATATCTGGTTATACTGATGAAACAGTAACTGGGGATACCGTAGTTGGTACTATAAGGATAAAACAACAGAGAAATATCATAGAGAGTGTGGATTTTAATGATACTCTGTTGTACGACAAAGATATACCAGCATCAGGTGGTAGTATAAACCCAATAATAACAGTAGATAGAACTTATACCTATACTACTGGTAATACCATAAACAACCATATCCCAGATTCAGAGTATATTGAATCAAAATCAGAAACAATAGAGTTTACTACTACCAGAGAACCAATAGATCCCTTTACATTAGATGAGAATACTGGTACAGTATCTGCTCCTTCAAGAGGTACTGTAAAAGGTCCAAGATTGGAACTACCAGTATCAATGAATTATTCTCTGAATATTAAGTATACCTTTGATGAAAACCCAATATCATTTGAGGATAGTGTAAGTGATAGTGCTTACCAAGCTGAAAATGGTATGGTATATTCAGATATAGAAGCTTATGGTTCAACTGAAGAAGTACCAGCATCTGGGGGTACTGTTAGTGAAGCCTTGAAAGTTATATATAAACAGATAGCTTCATTTTCTTCTGGGGAAGTAGAAGAAATTACCTCTGGAGCTGAGATAACTTATGAACCAGTTGAGATACCATCTAAGGGTACTAAGATATCTAACCTAGATAAAAGGGGAGTATTACCAACTACCATATCACTTAATGGTAAGAGCGTTACCATTGATATAGATATCTATCAAAAGGGTAACTACGTAACAGATTTATATGTTACTCCAGCTGAGTTTAGTTATGATGATATATCAGCTAAAGCTACATCATCTGGGAATCCAATTGTAATTGATGGAACAAATGTTAGAGAATTTACATTTAGTTCAGGTGAAGTATCCAGTGATTTTTCAGTAATTGAACATGGTAATTATGCTGCATTTATAACTTATTCCCTATCTGAATATATCAATGGGTTTACTGCTATTGATCCAAAGACAGGTGTTTTAACTGCTACTAATAGGGGTACTGAAATAGGTGATTCAAGAACTTCTGGTGTAGTAACTAGGACTATTGAAGCTACTTGGACTCCAGAAGAAGGGTATGATCAGGAAGGTATTAAGTCCAGTACTAATAGTACTACTGCTACTTGTACGCAAGCTGAGAATAAGGTTGAAAGTTATGGTACCCCAACTGGCAGAACGTTATCCGTTTCCGATATTCCTGCTTCTGGTGGTACTGTTTCAAGTGGTACTCTTGGTGGTACTATTACTCAAACAAGAACGTTTAGTTCTGGGGCTTCCGATACGATTACTAATCCAACAGTAACAAGTTCAAGTTATTCTGCTGGAGTTTCTAATGGTTCCTTAGGTAATACAGTTGTGCCAAGGACTAAGATAGGAACTTTAACTTACTATTATGTATGTAATGGAAAAACAGGATCTGTTAGTGCAGATGTGTACCAGCAGGCTAATACAAGATATGATAAACGTACTGTATTGCATTTTGATAATTTTGTGGGCCCTGCCTCAAAGACTGTTAGTGCAGTAGGTGGTCAAGTTAATTTGTCACTAGAGTTGGTAAGGGGATTTACCTCTGGTGCAGAGGGTGATAGCGTTGATGTAACCAATGATACGTTAAGTTCTTACTCTGTTTCTGGAACTGGATTCTCTATAAGTTCTAGTGACAAGGGTCTAGTACTTGTGGCCAATAGAGGAACTACTGTTGGTTCGGAGAGGAATGGAACTGTTACGGGTACCTGGAATGGATTAACTTCTCCTGCTATAGTATGTACGCAAGAAGCTAATATTATAGAGAGTGAGATTATAGAGGTGGATTCTTTTGTGTATAGTAAAACTATATCATATACTGGAGGTACATCAACTCCATCCATATCAGTAGATTCCATAAAAACATATTCATCTGAAGCTACAAGTAGAAGTGATGTAACCAACTATACTAAAGTATTTTCATCAAGTAATTTACCAGATGGATTTAGTTTAAATACTTCAACTGGAGTAGTAACTGGTGAAAATTATACTGGTAGTACTGAACGTAGTGCATCAATCAAAGTAGATGTTAGCTATACTAATACTCTTGGTAGTGTTGTAACTGCTTCTAAAACAGCTACTGTGGTCCAGGAAGAAGCTGATATGGTATATTCAGATCCAGTTATAACCTTTACATACCCGGAAGCACCCGCATCTGGTGGTACTTTAACTCCAACCATATCAGTAACTCAAACATGGGGATATGGGCAAACCACCGGTGGTGGGAGTAACACTTATAACATAAATACTTTACCAGCTGGTAGTTATAAGATAACTGGTACTGGGGTTACTCCTACTGATAAGGGAGTTGTAACCGTATCAAGTCTTGGTACAACAATAAAACCCAGAACTAAGGTTGGTTCTACTTCTATATCAGTAACTTTGAACGGTAAAACTTCAAGTAAGAGTGCTGATATATACCAAGTTGAAAATCAAGTTGAATCCATTAAAATAGGTGGAAATTCAGG